CAATTCCTAACCAGATTAGAAACAACATGTTAGGGTTGCAAACCCATTGCCCATAACCCCTCGTTACAAACGAGGGGTAGTTTCAGGTTGCATAACCCATCGTTGTGAACGAGGGGTTAGCTGATTAGCATTTGGTATGCATTTTTCATTTTTTTTCTATCCATTGAAATCTCCAATTATTATCATAAATGGGTTACAAACCCAGAACAATCAACCCCTCGTTACAAACGAGGGGTAGGTGCGGATCGACGATTTTCATTTGGAAAACGAATCGTAGGGAAAGGGCATGCCCTTTCCTTACAACCCGTAACCTGATCATCAACCGTGGGAAATGGCATAAACAAAAAAATCCGGCAGCTTTTGGCTGCCGGACTTTTTTTGATTCGTCGGGGCGACTGGATTTGAACCAGCGACCCCACGCCCCCCAGACGTAGTAAGGCCCATTTTCACTACCTCCTGAGCCTCAATCAAAAACCCAGTAATACTGGGCTTTCCGTGAAATTTTTCGTCCGAAACAAACCGTTAAATTGGGTAGGTTTGACTAATTTTGTTTTACGAAAAGTTTTACGAAATTTTATCATGTCAAAAATCAAAGCAGCAATTAGAAAGAACGAAGTAGACAAGTCAGGCAAAGTAAATATTAAAATCAGAATTTACCACAACGGTAAAACCAGATACATTGGAACCAAGTTTTACGTAAAGCCAACTCAGTTTTCTGTCGAAAAGGGTAGGGTGTTAAAATCGAATCCGATGTTTGCTTTCATAAATGCCGAATTGAAAAAATTGGAAGCAAATTATGAATCCAAGTTGGTCACCACCGAAGGTCTTGACAATCGACCTGTGAAAGTTGTTGTGTCCACACTCCGAAGGAAAAAGAAGGTTGTGAATTTCTTTGACCTGCTCGATGCCAAAATTGAAGATTCGAAGGGCAAGGATGGATCGACATGGGAAAAATACAATACAACAAAGAAGGTTCTATTATCCTACTATGGAATGGACAATTTGCCGATGGTGGAAATTGATGAAGCATTCTTGAAGGATTTTATGGAGTCCAGGCTTTCAGATGGGAAAAGTGTAAATACAGTTGCAATCGACCTGCGAAACATTAGGGCTATTTTCAATAAGGCAATTGATGATGAAATTATTCAAGCCGATCTATATCCCTTCCGCAAATTCAAGATCCCGAGCAAAAAGACATCTAAACGCTCTTTGACGATCCAGCAACTAAAAACGTTATACAAGGCAAAGCTCTCCGGCAAGGAGAAACAATCCATTGATGTTTTCTTTTTATCCTTCTTTTTAATTGGAATAAATATGAAGGATTTATTTAGACTTCGTCCAGATAATATCCGTGACGGTAGGGTTGTATATGATCGTGCCAAAACCAAGAAGGAGTACTCCATTAAGATAGAGCCAGAGGCAATGGCAATCATAAACCGCTACAAGGCAAAGGAAGGCGAATGGCTGTTTACTTTCCCCGAACAGTATGCAAGGACATACGAATTCAATAAGGCCGTAAACAAGTTTATACGCAGGGTTGCCGTAAAGAAGAAAATAAATGTGCCGATTACCACCTACTACGCTCGTCATAGTTGGGCTACACTTGCCTATAATAATGGTATCCCGAAGGATGATGTTAGGCTTGCCCTAGGACATGGCGCTGAGACGGTAACCGACACTTATATTGATTTTGATCTTGCTCTTGTTGACTCAGCCAACAGGAAGATCATAGATTTAATTGTCTGAGTACCTATACCCATTTTCCGGATATATATCCATTTGGAATTTCTGGGCATATTCCTGATGAAGTCCCTTAAGAACTAAAAGTTGCTCTTTTGCTTTGAGGAGTTCATTTCCAGAAAGCAATTGCATACCGATAAGGTATTCGAGTTCTTTTATCTTGAGGGATTTTTCATATTCATACTTCTCATGTTTTGGTAAGGCTGGAATATGAACTATGTTTTCTGGGATTACGGACAGAGTGCTACCGATAAAGTCTTTACGGTATTGATTCTTGAAGTTAACATTGTCGACTATGATCACGTCCGGCAAATTTTGGATGTTGTCGAGTATTCGTTTTGTTGAGAATCTTGGACATAGATTTATCCCATCGCCTTCAATTTGGGTGAACATGACAGTTCTGATAAGTTCCTTATCTACCATCCATTCTCCGTTATCATTAAAGTATCCGAAGTTATACCAGTATGTATTGGTATTCCTTTTCACAACCTCTTTCCCAAGATTTTTCTTGATGCAGTTTACATACTTACAGCCCCAGCCAGCGTCCGAACCTTTGTGGTAGCAAGTATTTCTTTCAGTTGATAGCCCACTTGCGCAGGATTGGATATCTGTAAGTTTACGGGCAAACAGATATAGGTTTATAGGCCTATTCCGGAAATAGGCGCTTGTGCTTTTTGAACCAGCGATGAATTTGCAAAGGAGCTTGATCACCTTTGCTTTTTCAAGCACCTTACTGTCTGGAATTCCAAGGTAAACGGTTGAGTTGACCACTTGCCCTCCGAGCAGATCGACTGCAATTTCCTGGGCATTTTTGCTGTTTTGAGACTTCGTTATTTCAAAAACGACAGTAAGCATTTCGTCAGTTGGATGTGATAAGACTTTTAATAATTGTGGCGGTGGCTCTGGGTCACCATTACTGAATCTCGAGATTTCAACCTTTTTGCAGTGAGAGAACTGTAGGTTGATCGATTTAGGGTTTTGTTGCTTCATTGCGAGATAAAAGATTAATAAACACGTTTTCTCTATTTCTATAACCTTCTATTTCACGTTCCAATAATTCGACAAGCTGTTTGAGTTTGGTGTTTTCTGCTTTAAGCGTGGTGATTTCATCTTGCAGTCCTCTTGATCTTTTGTCGTCCATGTTGATTTTGCTGGACTGCGCTTGAATATTTACACCTCTATTGTGAATCTGTACATTTCTTTCTACGAGTAAATCTGAGATGGCTGGTACATCAGGGAATTTCTGGAGGATGGTTCTGACCATCTTTCTGGATATACCATTTTTTTCTTGCAGGATATTGTAAATAACCTGCGCATTGCTGTGACCAAGTTCGAGAGCAAATTCACGAGAGTTCATGCTCAGTATTTCAAGGATTTGCCTGATTTTTTCAGAGTCTTTCATGGTCTTTTATATTACAATTTCGAGTTTAATTCTTTTAAAATATTTGCAAAACTTTGTAAATATTTATACGTTTACAAAATAATTTAACCAAATGTAAAATGTATTAATAAGAATTGCAAGTAATTAAAACAAAATAAAAGATGTATGAAGAAATTTAGTCATGCTTACATGCAGTTGCCCCCAAAACTACGGGCAGAAGTAAAGGAAAAAATCACCAAGGAGGTATTCATGGTGAATAATGCCCAGACATTCTACAATAAGAAGAATGGCAGGGAGAAGATCACTGACTACGAATGGAGCAAGCTAATATCTCTTTTCAATGATTATGGAATCGATGTTGCAACAGGAAAAATTATTGAGCCATGTCAGAATTAAGAACCCCAGCTACACAGATAGCCTATGCCACGACTGAAAAGGTCCTGATGGATCTGAAGCTAATTCCAGAGATTATTACACTCAGCGAGATTAAGAAACTCTATGGACGAAAACTTGCCGAAAGGGCTCGAATGTCTGAAGATATTGAATGGTTCCCTATGTCTCCAAAGGGAAATGGCTTTTCGGTGTACTGCAAGAGAAGTGAATTTACCGACTTTCTGTTCGACAGGAAGTTTTTTAATAATCAATAAACTTTTAGTTATGAGTAAAATTCGTTTACCGCACCAACTGAGTGTGGAGGCAGTTAGCAAAACTTTAATCTATGGCCAGCCCGGTCTTGGAAAAACCACCTTGGCGATTTCTTCGCCCTTCCCGTTATTGCTTGACTTTGATGGCGGTGTTCATAGGGTAGATCCCAGACATCTTTGCCCGACCGTACAGGTTGAAAGTTGGGATGATGTGCTTGATGTTCTCAATGAGGACTTGAGCGAGTTTAAAACTTTGGTGATTGATACCGCAGGGAAGATGCTCGACTTTATGAGTGCTTACCTGATCAAGCAAGATCCAAAACTTGCCAAACGTGACGGATCGTTGACGCTTCCAGGTTATGGAGCCAGAAAATCCATGTTCGTGAATTTCCTGAGCCGTGTATCTCACTTGGGAAAACATCTTGTTTTTGTCGCCCATGAAAGGGAGGAGAAGGATGGTGAGACAAAGATCATCAGACCTGAAATTGGTGGAAGTTCCGCTGGAGACCTTATCAAGGAATTGGATTTGGTTGGGTACATGGAAGCCATTGGAAAGGAGAGGACCATCAGCTTTGATCCATGTGAGAAATTCTACGCAAAAAACACCTGCAACCTTGAAGCAGTTGTAAAACTCCCGAATGTCAAAGTTGCCCCGAATGTGGTGATGTCTAACATTATCAAGGGTTATCAGCAGTCCCTTAAGGAGAGACAGCAGATGTCCATTGAATACACTGAATTCATGGAGTTTGTGAATATGCAGGTTGCAAGCATTGTCGATGCTGAATCCGCAAATGAGATTGTCGAATGGGCGAAAGCCTGCCAGACCCATATTTGGGATTCAAAGTTACAGGCGAGCCGAATGATCAAAGCCAGAGCCGAAGAATTGAACCTGATTTTTGATCGGAACACTATGGCATACGCTGACGACACTCCGGTCGAGAAACCCAAGAAATCAACCAAATCTGCAAAGCAAAAAGCCGAAGTCAATGCAGAAGGTTAATTATAAGTTCTATGCAACCTTGCTCGATAGTTTCCAATACTATCTGAGCAAGGTTGATGATGATTCCGCATTTGATGACTTCATCGACAGGCTGAATCGTAAACCCTTTGTCAGCGATGCAGCCACAAAGGGAACAGCCTTCAATGATTTTATAGACAAACTGAATGCTGGAATGATCAATGATCTGCGCCCTGATGGAAAAGGGAACTTCCTCTATGAATATCGGGAAGATGACATTGTAAACACCTATTCTTTCAAAGAGAAGGTAGTAAATGCAATCAGCACCAGAGTAAAAGGTTATTTGCCTCAGGTGTTTGTCTCGGCACCTCTCGAAACAAAGTATGGTCTGGTAGAACTGTATGGATATGCTGACGAATTGAGATACGATCGTTGCGTTGACATTAAGACGACAGGCCGTTATGAATTCCCGAAGTATCTACATGGATGGCAGAGCAAGGTTTATCCTTACTGCTTCAATGAAATTGGTGTCAAGGTCAATGTATTTGAGTATTTGATTACTGATTTCAGCAATGTATATATCGAGGAATATGTATGGAATCCGGAACGTGACATCGCAGAACTCAGGTTGTTCTGTGAACGCCTGATTGACTTCATTGAAACTCACCGAGGGCTTATAACCTCTAATGATCCTAAGGTACTCAAGTTGTTCGCGCTGGATGAAGAAACACGTTAAAATCTACACCAACTTTTTCGGCTATGGGATGGATGATTTCATTCCCTGTGAGGTGCAAGGATGTGCAAATAGGGCTGTGGACGTCCATCACATAGACCGGAGAGGAATGGGAGGAAGCAAGAGCAAAGATTTCATTGAAAACTTAGTTGGATTATGCAGGAGCCATCATGAATTGGCAGAATCGAATCCCAATTTCAATGAGATTGTCCGAGAGATGCATATGGAGAAAGTAAAGTATGTATGGAGTTATTTAAACTGAGATACGGCAAAGGTAAACTGGAAACAGTTAAGGCTATTGAGACTTTGGATGATACCGAATGTTATGACGTGTCCATCAAGAAAAAACGCTGGAAGCGATCCATCAGCCAGAATAACCTGTATTGGCTTTGGCTTACCTGCATCGAGCAGGAAACAGGAAATGACAAGGATGATCTGCACGATTATTTCAGAATGAAATTCCTTGGAGCCGAAGAAGTGGATGTCTTTGGTGAAAGGCTTGTGAAGATTGTGTCCACAACTCAAAAAGACACATTAGAATTCAAGCAATACCTCGATAAAATCCAACTTTTCGCTTTGCTGGAATTACAGATCACTCTGCCGGATCCAGAAGATAAGTATTGGTCAGATTTTTATGGAATGTATAAACACCTATTATGAAAGAGTACACTATCAGAAAAATTGGAAATACAATTTTCGTATTGAACACCAATGGAAGGCCTACGGAAAAAAGATGGGATCTTCCTTCTGCAAACTTTAAGGGAACAGGAATGGCTTGTTGTGGAGTTCTGCAGAAAGGTGAATCCCTGAATGCATGGCTGAAAAAACTTAAAAAAGCCAGGGAAGAAAGAGGAGTTGAACCAAAAAAGCAAAAGAATGTCAAGAAAAAAATCAATGCTAACCGTGCGTAGTGCGACTGAAATCGCATTCCGGTCAATGGATAAGAAATTTCATTCTATCCGGCTTTGTCAGGCTGTTCGTGAACTGACGGGACGGGCATTCCTTATGGATGGAACCATCCTTCGCAGATTGCGAGAATTGAGGGAAGACCAACCTGCAGACTTCAATTATAAAGTGCTTAATCCAGATGAAGGATTGTACATCAAGATCAATGAACTAGTATCAATTTAAAACAAACATATGGACAAGAGAATATTTCCGGATTTATCCGGTCGAGAGTTAATCGACAACCTTGAGGCAAATGCTGACGATGCCGAAGATAGGACTTACTATGTGCCATTAAGTGAGGAGGAGATTATCGAACTGAAAGACAAGTTTGCTAATCTATCCATCAAACTTGCAAAGATTGAGGAACGCAAGAAAATGGCAATGGATGAATTCAAATTGGAAATGGCTCCTTTGATTGAGGAGAAGGGAATTATCCTGAACGAGATTAAAATGGGAGCAAGGGAGGAAGAAGGCATTGTATTCAAATTTGTCGACTATGACCAAGCGATGGTTGGATTCTATAATCAGCAAGGCATTCTTGTGGATTCCAGACCGGCAATGCAGGACGAAAGGAGGCAACTAACCATTTCAAGCGCCAGAAGGACTGGTACAAGTGACTAATGAGACTGACAGGCAATTTAAGAAGAAAGATATTATATCAGGAACTCTTTGACCTGCTCAGGACTTATGATCCAGCGACTGTTAAGGAGGTTTCATTCAATAAAATCATGAACACCAAGAGGTTATTTAGGGCAGATTTTTTCTGCCCTAACCTATCTCTAATCGTTGAAGTTAATGGAGGGCAATTCATAAATGGGAGGCATACTAGGGGAGGCAAAGGATATGAGAATGACCTCGAAAAACTCAACCTTGCTCAAGCGAATGGTTTTAATGTTTTGCAATTTACCTATCAGATGCTGGAACGTGGAGAGCATTGCAAAATCATTTTAAAATACTGTCAATCAGTATGTTAAATCATTTATTTTGATTAGTTTTATAAATAATCAATAGACATCACTGTATGAGAAAATCGTATTTGTCAGAAACATCAGACCCTCGTTGGCAGAAGCAAAGACTTGAGATTTTCGAAAGGGATTCATTCCCATGTTTTGACACTGACTTATGAGGCTATGAATAATAGTAAATCAGGGTTTATTTACTACAATGTAGACACGGATCGATATCAGGATATCCGAATCAAGAGACTGAAGCGAAATTTCGGTTGTTCGGGAATTGCCATATATGACTATGTTCTTTGCGAGATATACAGGGAGAAGGGCTGTTTCATCGAGTGGGACGAAAGTACTGCCTTTGACGTGGCTGACTACTTCGCTGTCAAGGAATCATTAGTCGAAGAAGTAATAGACTATTGCACCGTTGTGGGTCTTTTCAATAAGGAACTGCTCGATAGTGAGAGTGTATTGACTTCAAAGGCAATCCAGACACGCTTTCTTGAAATGAGTAGGCGAGCAAAACGGGTTCGTTATGGTATCCCAAAACGGATAGATCTGGTAAATGGTTCCGGCAACATTCCGGAAGAATCATCCAAACTTCCGGAAGATTCGCCCAACCTTCCGGAAGATTCACCAGATACGGAGGAATCATTCCGGAATCATTCCGGAGGATTTCAACAAAGTAAAGTAAAGAAGAGTAAAGAAGAGGATAGCATTATAATATCATGGAAGGATGATTTTGGTGTTTACCTGTCTGAACTTAGGACTGCCTATAAGCAAATGATCTGCGACAGGAACTTTATTGAGACTCAAGAAAGATTCCATCCCAACGTAGATATCAAACTAAGCCTCGAAAAGGCTTGCAAGAATTTTTGGGCTACGGAGGCTGGGTGGCAACACAAAAAGAAGAAACGGATCAAGGTTATCAATTGGAAGCAAACCTTAACCAATGCCATTGACCTCAATAAAGTCTATAAACCTAAGCAAGTGGTAGAACCTGAACCTGAACGAATCACATATAAACCAAAACCATGAGTGACGATATAAAACTGCTAAACGGGAAAGTGCCTCCACAGGTCATAGATGTTGAGGTGGCGGTACTCGGAGCCTTAATCCTCGAAAGAGACGCAATCCTAAAGGTTGATGTAGTTCCGGAAGTATTCTACAAAGAGGAGCATCGGACAATTTTCAAGGCGGTGGAATCCCTAAACAAAGAGGGAAAAAACATCGATTTGCTGACCGTTATAACCCAACTCAAAAATCATAGCAAGTTGACGGAGGTTGGTGGTCCCGCCTACATCGCCAAATTAACCCGAAATGTTGTTTCTGCCGTCCACTTGGAACAACACGTAGTTTATCTTCTCCAATCCTATATCCGGAGGGAGTTGATAAAGATATCCTCCTCAATCATGGAAATGGCATATGATACTTCAAACGACATTGATGATATCATGCACCTCTATGAATCGACTATCACCTCTATCGACAATATCCTGCTTGGAAAGAAAAAGGGCAGGGAGATAAAAACCATACTTAACGACTTAACTCAGGAAGTCGAAAGGAGAGCCAGGATCTCAAAGGTGGGAGGTCTCACGGGAATAACCACAGGATTCGGTGACTTGAATCGAATGACCTCCGGCTGGCAACCAAACTGGCTTGTCGTTTTTGCAGCCAGACCTGCAATGGGAAAAACTGCCATAGCAGTAAACAGGTTCGCCAAATCCGCAGCCATGCGAGGTCATTGGGTCAACATCTTTTCACTCGAAATGGAGGATGTAACCCTAAGTGAACGCCTGATACTCGGAGCCTCCGGAATTGATCCTGTCAACCTGAAAAACGGTCAACTGACGGATGAAGAATGGAATCGGTATAACAAGGCTGTCTATGAATTGCAGGAACTGCCAATCTTCATTGATGATACACCCTATGTTCGGATTAGTCATATCCGGAATGTTGCAAGGATGAATCATCGGCAGAATAAATGCGACCTTGTGATCATCGACTACCTGCAACTTGCCAATGCCGGAGGAAATGACCGAATGAATCGGGAACAGCAGGTGGCTGAAATGTCAAGGCAGTTAAAGGCTTTGGCGAAGGAACTTCATATCCCTATTATCCTCTTATCCCAACTGTCCAGAGATGTTGAAAAGAGGGGAGGAACCAAACGTCCTAATATGTCCGATTTGAGGGAGTCCGGTGCCATCGAACAGGATGCCGATATGGTCATTTTCCCATGGAGACCTATCTACTACGGAATTGACGTCGAGGCAAAGGACCCAAAGCATTATGGGGAGTTGATAGTCTCCAAAAACAGGCATGGAGCCATTGGAGATATCAAGTTTTGGCATAATGATACCATGACTGATTTTTCGGATATGCCAATTGATGAAGATGCAAACTATTTGCCACCTTATAATTATACGGAAAGTAATGCATCAAATTCTGAATATGATGGAGAGGAAATACCATTTTAGCGACGGTAAAGGCGATTCTTAAAATCGAAATATTACTAAATGTGATTTGATAAAGTTACATAAGAAATATTCAAAACCGCTGAATTTAGAAAATGTTGGAACTTTCATTGATAGATGTGATGACTTACAAAACTATAAAAATTGGCAATCAAGTATGGATGGCAGAGAGCCTTGCTTATTTGCCAGCTGTAAGCCCCCCCATCTCAATGAAAACACGATTCTCCTTCTTACTATGTCTACGATTATCAAGGCACTATTTTGGTTTCGGCAAAAGCCACCGTGAACTATCTAAAATACGGAGTACTCTATAACTGGTATGCGACGATGCAAGGTGCACAAAGCAGCAATACTAATCCGAGCAATGTTTTAGGAGTCAGCCCATCAGGATGGCATTTGCCTAGCGATGCGGAATTGAAGTAACTTGGAATTGCATTGGGAATGACACAATCTTAAGCAGACGGATTATATTGGCGTGCACCGTTCAAAGATCACAAATGAAATCAACTGCTAGCTGGACGGATAATGGAGACGGTACAAATACTAGTGACTTTTCGGCCTTGCCAAGTGGTCGATTACCTATGCCTAATTCCATTTTTGATGGTCTTGGTATTGCGTTAATGTGGAGAAGCACAGATAATAGCAGTGCAGGTGGGTGGGCTCGCTATTTAGATGCCCATTCAACAAGTATAGATAGATTTTACTCTGGAAAAGACGCAGGGCTGAGTGTGCGATGCGTAAAAAATTGATATTTTCGGGAGCATTATAGCTCCCTTTACTTTTTTGTATTAACTTTTCAACCAGTTCGATTAGAAGATTAAAATTAATTCTATGGACATCACTACATTTAATGAATATTTTCAGGCAGTCGCACATATCGTAACAATCTTAGGTGTGCCTACAGCTATATATATATATTATCGAGACAGAGAGAAAGAAAGGCTCTCTAAAGAATATAATGCCTATAATTCATTAGACGATAAGTATATACACTATCTTGAGATGTGCCTCAATAATCCTGAGTTAGATGTTTTTGATTTGCCGATTGATGAAAATAAAGACATAAAAAAAAGGAAGGAGATAATAATGTATATGATTCTCACCAGTATACTTGAAAGGGCTTTCTTGATGTATGGTAATAATGACCACAGGTTTAAGAGTCATAGACAATGGGTTGGATGGCAATCCTATATTCAGGAATATTGCAAACGAGACAGTTTTAGGAAGGAATGGCCAAAAATTGGTTCACAATTCAATAAGGATTTTGTCGAGTTTATTAATATCCAAATATCACAAAGCAAATAGTTTAGCCATAGAAATTGTATTACTTCAATTGATTTCAAAACAACTTTTATGGATTTCATAAGATAAGAAATAGGTCTATCCTATTCCTTATCTTATAACTGAGTCTTTCATCATAAATCGCAAGGAATAATAGAAATTCTTAACTGTAATCCTTCTTTTTCCTAATAATAAGCAATCGAATATTTAATTATATTTATAAATATTGCAAAATAATTGCAATATATTTTAATGTCTTTTATATTTGTGAAAGGAGAGACAAAGGATGCCAGTTAGTGACAAGATATTTAGGAAGAAAGTTGAGAAGCTATATCCACATATAGCCAATCAAATGGTGAGGATTCCAATACTTACTGATACATCCTTTATTCCCGAATTGTATAGGCGATTTTCTGATATAGTTAATAGTTATGAGGCAACCAAAGGTTCTGAGTTCAATGAGCTCAGAGCCTTATTTATTGGTGTCGCCCTGAAAATGTACGATCCTGACTATCTGGACGGGTACAAGTATAAAGTTGTGAATGGACTGAATGATGAAATCTCACAACTGTTCAACATCGAGAAATCTACCTGTTCATGGTGGATTAGCCAGGTGTCCGGTCGGATCAGGATTTACAAGGAAATGGCAGAAGCCGTTCAGGAGATTATCGGAGAATTGAAGAGTTCTTTAGAAGTATGAAGATATTGAAGGAAGGGCAGAACTTAGGTTTTGATTTTGATAATGTGTGTTTGAAGGTTTAAGGATTGAGGATTACTATGTTGTATTAGTTGCTTTAAGGCCCTTCCTTCTTTTTATTGCGAGGTGGAGAAGGTGGTATCTCAACAGTTGTAAAGTCTGGAGACCGTAGGTTCGATTCCTACCCTCGCACAAGCATTGCAGAAGGAGGGAGAACAAGAGGAGCCTGAGTAACGGCTCTGAAAGACCCGGATGACCTCCGGGTTTTTTCATTGTGTTATGGATGGATGTAGTGAATTATGATTGAGGAGTTTAAAATATATACTGGCTGTTTCGCAAAAGCCAAACAATATGAATCAAAAGGGTTGATCGCTGTTTCAATTGCGAGATATCCTCCCAAATGGTTTTCTGTGCTTTTGTCTTATCCTGAATTGGCACCACAGGCAGGAATGCAGGAAATGGCAGAAAACCAATTTCGCAAGAAGTATTTGGGTGTCCTCCGGTACATGAATCCCATGAAGGTTGTGAATGACCTGAAACGAATGTTCGGTGGATCTCCGGTGGTGCTTTGTTGCCATGAAAAACCCGATGAATTCTGCCATAGGCATATTGTCGCATCATGGCTTTCAAAAGCAACCGGATTTGAGGTTGCAGAATATGGCATTAATCCTACAAAGAGTAAGGAGGAAAGCCCTGTTTGTGGTAGTTTATTTTAAAAGTTAGAATATGACTGACAAAGAAATTGTAATAGTCCAAAAGCCGATCGATCAACTGATCGAGCCTGACTATAACCCTCGGAAAATTACGGCCAAACAAAGGGAGGACATAAAGAAGTCCTTGCAGAATTTTGGCTTTGTGCAACCATTGGTCGTAAACACGTATCCTGGGCGTGAAAACATCATTGTAGGAGGAACGCAGAGGAAGAAGATTGCCGAAAGCCTCGGTTATACTTTGGCTCCATGTGTCGAGGTCTATCTTGATGAATCAGCCGAGAAGGAGTTGAATCTTCGTCTGAATAAAAACCAAGCGGAATTTGATTTCGATATGCTGAAAGAGCATTTCGACATGAAGTTCCTCTATGATGTCGGATTCAGCGAGAAGGAGGTAGGCAAACTGCAATCGGAGTTTGATGAAAAGTTCAATTCCATAACCAACGACAACGCAGAAATGCCGATTGTTCCTCAATTCAATGAGAAGTATGACAGCATTATCATTTTCTGCAACAATGAATTGGACTACAATTGGATCCGGAATGTGCTAAACATCAGGAAGCATCAGGACTACAAAAATAGTCGCACAGGAGTTGCCCATGTTCTGACCGTTCAGGAGTTCCAGAAGATATGGGAGGGCAGAGATGATTGATTTCAAAGTTGTATGTCCATCGAAAGGTCGTGCCGATAATGTCCGGACTAAGCGGTTTTTCCCAAACATGACCATCGTTGTTCCTCACTCCGAGGTTGAGTTATACCAAGAGAAGAATCCCGATTTTGAGGTTGTAGGAACTCCCAAACACATCAAGGGGATAACTCCTACACGCCAATGGATTCTTGAGAACTACGGTACGGTATTCATGATTGATGATGATGTTGTCAATGTCAGGAAGAACTATGCCAAGCCCAAAGAGTCGAGTGATATCAATGATCCGGAAACAATCTTTGAGATAGTCCGAAATGCCTTCGTAATAGCCCAAGGTATAGGGGCGAAGATCTTTTCATTCTCGAAAATCAGGAATCCGTTGGAGTATAATTCTTTCACTCCAATTGTCCACACAGGGTACATGAATGCCTCCTTTTGTGGATTCATAGAAGGTCATGGACTCGAATATGATCTGACCATGTCGGAGGGTGAAGATCACTACATTTCCTGCCTGACAGGTTACAAGCATCGGTATTGTTTCATCGACAACCGATTCAGTTTTGTGACTGACGGCAACTTCAAAGCAAGTGGAGGATGCAATGACTACCGAACCAGAGACAGCATGATCAAAAACACCTTGTACCTCCGGCAGAAGTTTGGTGAGGTCATTCAATACAAAGGACCAACTGCCCTAAAGCAGAATGTAAATATTGGCGAACGATCACTAAAATTCCCTTATTGAAATGAAGGCAAACACGAAGGAGAGGATTCAGGTTAAAAAGGAGTACATCGATGACATTCTAACGGTAGTCCGGTCGATTGACCACGTCCGCAGATATCAGTTGATCAAGAGGTACTGTTATGGCAAAGTTATAGACGCAGCCTGTGGCGTAGGCTACGGGAGTTATCTGCTATCAAACAATCCTGATATAACTGAAATCATTGGAGTGGATGTTTCGGAAGATGCGATTAGCCATGCAAGGCAAGAATTCAATGGTCCCAAAATCAACTTCGTCCGGAAGTCCATGGACGAAATCAACGAACCTTGTGATACGATGGTCAGTCTTGAAACAATTGAGCATCTAGTGGACGTTGATGTTTTTGTAAGTGCAGTGGAAAGATGCCAGCCGAATATCCTGATAGTTTCTTTCCCAGACAAGAAAAGTACTCACTTCAATGAATTCCATTTCCATGACTTCAAGAAGCAGGATCTTATCAACCTGTTTGGAGGCTATGCTCTGGTAAGGGAAATATTCGAGAATGACGTATTTGTCCTCGTGTTCGTGAGAATCGCTTCAACAATTCCAACCCATTTATTCCGATAGTATGAGAATGTTGATTGTAATGCCTTCCAAGCAAAGGCCATATACATTGAAAACGACAAAATGGCTACTCCAATGCAGTCTGTCGGAGAATGTCGAGTTCAAGTGTTTCTGCGAACCACAGGAATCCTTACACTACAAAACTGTACTCGGCAAAAACAACATAGTCATTCTTGAGAAGAATGATATGGGTCTCGGCTATGCTTTACAATCTGCACACATCTACGCAAAGGAGAATGGATTTGACCTTTGCTTTCACATAGACGATGATGTAAACGGCTTTATCGATCATAGGGCAAAGCAAATGCACCGGATCGAGGTGTTTGAGTCGATAGTCAGGACAATCCCGTCAAAGTTTGAAGAAGAACCAACCCTCGGACTTGTGAGATTCATGAGTGCAAGGGGATTCTACTTCTACAAGAACATGAAGCTGGATTACATCTTCAAGAATCAGGGTGCATGGGGATGCTATATTACTCGGGTGACTCCTGAATACTACCGATCAGAGATATCCAATTATTCCGACACCGCAGCACAACTCTATCTATGGAGGGATGGATTTTACACCCTCACATACGGTCTTGCTGGGATCAACGTAGATGTTTATTCCAATGCCGGAGGTTGTCAGTCCAGAGATAGGTTACAAGATGCCAAAAACGCCATTGAGGAGATCAAAAGGGATTTCCCAGGGGTGTTCATGAAGCCTTCATCCAATAGTGTCGGATATGACATTGATGTCTCTAAATACAAGGTTCCAGAGGTTAAACTATTTGGTTAAAAGCTTGTAAATCAATAAAATAATTAGTATGTTCATATTGTAATCTTTAATATCAGTACAAAATGGAACAAGTAAAAACCCTTAATGGATATGACCTTTTTGAAGTCGTATCAGCACTTCAAAAGGAGATAAGAAGATGCAATGAACATGGCGCAATGTATTGGGGAGTCGAACTGTATGAATCAGGCTTCATTCCCTACGCATGGAAAAGAATGATCATCATGTCAACCGAAGATATAGGACTTGCCAATCCAATGGCTCCGGTTGTCATTAATGCGTTGTATGACCAGTACCAGAAACTGTCAGAGGCAAAGAATGACCGAAAGAAGCAGAACAGGCTTCCATACGTTCAGGCAATCCTTTACCTCGCAAATTCACCCAAAAGCAGACATACCGATTGGGCGTTGAACTACCACTTCGATTCACACTATTTCATTGATGCCGAAAAGCGAGAGATTCCAGACTATGCCATTGACATTCACACACGGAAAGGCAAGGCTATCGGGAAAACAATCAATGATTTCTTCGAGGAAGGAAGTCATGTGGAAAACCACAAAGAACTTGAGCATGAAGAATTCTACAAGAATGAATGTCGGAAGCGATGGACAGATCCAAAATGGTTAGGTGAAGCAAAGGCTCTTGCTGGACAGATGGAAGCAATCAGGAACAGAAAAAAGTCGCAAAGTACAGCACCCGTTCAGCAGCCTCAGGCAGACCTGAAACTGTTCGGTTGATATACGAAATGTTACACTTTAAAAAATGACAGGGAATAGGGCGACGATAAGAAAGAAGAAGTTGTTTTTACAGGCATATGACCGTTCTCTCGGGAACGTGTCAGCTGCCTGTAAGCATGCTAAGATATCCAGAAAGTGTTTCTACGATTGGAAGAAGGCAGACAGTGAATTTGCTGATCTGGTTTGGGAGGTTGATGAAGAAATGCTGGACTTCTCCGAAACGATGTTGAAAAAGAATGTCAGGGAAGGCAAGGAGGCATCCGTCTTTTTCCACTTAAAAACCAAAGGCAAGTCGCGGGGATATGTTGAGCAACTTGAAACGAAAGAAGTCGATAATCCTTGGATAGAATTGGCGAAAAAATCCTTTAATGTCACAAGCGAGCAATCTTGAGCAATTCATGAAAATGTACCCAGTCTGGAAGGATGATTGGGTAAAGTTTGCATCTGATGTTGGCGGTGTCCGGCTGGATCGGGAGCAAAGCGAGATACTCTATGCCATACAGACAGGTAGGAGAATTTCTGTTCGAAGCGGAACAGCAAGGGGAAAGGACTTTGTTGCTGCCATTGCCTCCGTATGCTTCTTATACCTTACTGTCTTTGATGAAGATTGGAATTTCTATGCTACAAAGGTTGTGAATACAGCACCTACGGGAAGGCAGATCAAGAATATCATGATACCTGAGATATCCAAATTCTTCAGTAAAGGATATGGACGTGGTTTGTTGCCAGGTCGAATGTTGGCAGACGGAATCCGGTTCAGTGAGGACGTTCTCAGGGATTGGTATCTCGTAGGATTTAAGGCAGGTGATGATGCGGTGGAGGCATGGTCTGGAATTCATGCTCCGAATGTCATGGTAGTCATTACGGAGGCATCAGGGATTGATCAGGTGACCTTCGATTCGATTGAAGGAATCCTTCAGGGTAACTCTCGGCTGTTGCTCATATTCAACCCTAACAGAATGACGGGGGAGGCATACAAGAGCCAGACCAGTCCTCAATACAAGAAGTTCGTCCTGAATTGCATGAACGCTCCCAATGTCCTGAATGAAAGGAAACTCCGCAATGGTGAGATTACCGAAAAGGAGTTCAAGAGACTTTGGATACCTGGGCAAGTTGACTACACATGGTTGGACGAGAAAGTAAAGAAGCCCGGGTGGGCTACAATTATTTCTGAGGACAAGGTAAATCCTGCTGAATTTGACTTTGAATGGGAAGGCAGATGGTATCGTCCAAGTGACTTGTTCAGGGTGAAAGTATTGGGTGAGTTCCCGAAAGAAAGCGAGGAACAACTTATTCCGATTGCATGGGTCGAGGCAGCACAGCAAAGGTGGATTCAATATGTCGAACAAGGCTGGAACCTTCCTGCACCTTTGAAACTCGGTGTTGACATTGCTGGCATGGGTAGGGATATGACGGTGTTCTGCAAAAGATTCGGAGTATTCGTTGACAAGTTTGAGATCTATCCCAAAACCACTCACATGGAAGATGCAGGAAGAATCAAGCACGTATTGGCAGAACACAGGGATTCCAAGGGCTACATAGACACAATCGGAGAAGGTGCAGGAGTTTACTCAAGGCTTGAGGAATTGGGGATATCATCCGCAGTTTCGACAAAGTTCTCGGAAGGTGCAAAGGGATTGAATGATATGACCGGAGCCTATGAATTTGCCAATATGCGGGCCTATTTGTTTTGGGCTATCCGAGATTGGCTCAATCCCATGTTTGGAAGTGAAGCCTGTTTGCCTCCTGACGATGAATTGACAGAGGAGTTGACCTCGATTGAGTATAAGTTTCAATCGAATGGTAAGATACTCATTGAGGAAAAGGACGAAATCAAAAAGAAGATAGGCAGGTCACCGGATAGGGCTGATTCACTTGCAAACACCTTCTATCCATATGCCAAGAACAGTATAGATGATAGCGAAGGCATTTTCGGTATGTTTCATTAATTCAGGATTGTATGACAGATTCAGTAAGTAGTTTAAGGTTAGAGGATGCTGAGAGGACGATTAATCTACTCAAAAGCCAAAAGAAAGAATTCAGGGTTAAACATGAGGACGCAGAGAAGCAGTTTGATCCCAAAAAGCATAAAGTCTTTGACATGGGTTTCAGGCCAGATAAGTTTGTTCAGCAGTACAGAGGCAAGGACAGAAGCGGAAAGGCGATATATGATACGGTTATCTCTCCGGTGACCCGTCTTGCAATTCCCTATCAAAAGTTGATTGTTGAAAGGCTGATTGGCACCATGCTGGGCAATAAGATAAAACTCACGGAGGAGAATCTTGTCAGCGATTCACCGGATATGACAGATCTATTCAAACGGGTGAAGCAAGTCTGGAAGGATAATAAACTGGACTTTCTCAACAGGGAGGTTTTACGCTGTATGCTTTCAGAAATGGAAGTTGCTGAAATCTGGTATCCCATAAAGAACAGCGAGGGTGATATTGAACTGAAATGCCGAATAGTATCTCCAAGCAAGGGAGATTCACTCTATCCATACTTTGATGTGAATGGCAGTCTGGTTGCTTTCAGTCGTGAATACACAATCATAAACGAGGAAGGCAAGACACAGAAGCACTTTGATACCTACCTGAAAGAGGCTACGCTGAAGTTCGTGTCGATAGATGGTAAGTATCAACTTGAAAAGGTTGTTCCCAATCAATTCAAGAAACTGCCCGTTGTCTACTATTGTCAGGATGCGCCCGAATGGACGGACATTCAGGAGGTATGCGACAGGCAGGATATTCTAATCTCCAACTTCGCAGACACCAATGACTACTTTGCCTCACCGATGATTGTAGTTGAAGGTAAGGTGGAAGGATTTGCGGAAAAGGGTGAGCAAGGCAAGATTGTCACTCTATCCAACAATGCCAATATCCGTTACCTGACTTGGGATTCGGGACCAGAGGCTATCAAGACAGAGTTTGAGAACAATGAAGATGTGATCTATGGATCGATGCAGATTCCCAATTTCCAATGGTCAAGGATTCAGAATATCGGCAACCTTCAGAATGCTATCCTGAAACTGTTCTTTACAGATCCTCACATGAAAGCAGAAACGAAGTGGGAAACCTTCGGTATCGGAATCCAGCGTCGATTGAACCTATTGGCGGTTGCCGTCAATCATCTATACTCAACCAATACAGCACCCTCAGATGTAAACATTGAGCCAGTCATGAATCCATACGTGCCGGAAAACATCAAGGAGGTTGTGGATGCCCTTATAACCGCAACAGGAGGGGAGCCGGTATTGTCTCAGGAACGGGCAGTCAAGTTAAATCCTATGGTTGACAATGCAGATTCCGAAATGGAAAGGCTAAAGGATGAAGCAGCAAGGCGTCAAACTGAAAGCTTTGTGATTGGTGAAAATTGAGGAGAAATACCGCAGGAAGTTAGTTCGGGAACAGGTTAGAATGCAATACTCCATCAGGAGGGCATTCATTCGTGTAGCCGATAAGTTCTCCAAACAATACGGGAACAGCCCAATAATCCGGAACAACGATAGATTCACATTCACCACTAACAAGAAACTGAATGTTGAATTCACGGAGTTAATGGAAGGATTCCGGAATGACTTGTTTGAGGTAACAAGTTCCAGCATTGAAAATGCCTGGGGAGTTGCCAACTCCATGAATGACGAGTATGTGATGTACTATTTCAATGGTTTGGAACAGTTCAAGAGACAGCAATCAATCATGATGGCACGGAACTCCGAGGCATTGGAGGCATTCTTGAGAAGGAAGCGCAATTCCCGATCCCTATCAGACAGGATCTGGAAGGTAGGCACAAGGTATCGGGATGAATTGGAAGCGAACCTTCTGATTGGCATATCCGAGGGCAAAAGCGCAGCAGGAATAGCCGAACAGATCGAGGAGTATCTCGAACACCCAGACAAGTTGTTCAGGCGTGTAAGGGATGCTGAAGGAGACCTGAGATTGAGTAAGGCAGCCAAGTTGTTTAAGCCCGGGGCTGGAATGTATCGATCCTCCTACAAAAATGCCTTGCGGGTAGCGATAAGCGAAACGAACATAGCCTACCGAACGGCAGACAATCTCCGGTGGCAGAAGCAAGACTTCATTCTCGGATATGATGTACACCTATCAGCCCAGCATCCGGTGTTTGACATTTGCGATGAACTGGAAGGCAGGTATCCCAAAGAGTTTCTATTCACAGGCTGGCACCCCAGATGCTTCTGTTATGTAACGCCAATCATGATGGAAAGAGACGATTTTGTGGCGAAACTGAATGGGGAGAAGGTGAATGTCAGTCCCATCAATGAAATGCCTCCAGAACTACGCAAATGGGTTCTTGAGAACCGTGCAAAGGTGTCAGGCATGAAGAACAAGCCATACTTCATTCTCGACAATGCTAAAAAGATTCAAAAGGAAATGAATATCAATTTTTAATTCAATGGTGAACAAGGTAATTCTTTTGGGAAATGTAGGGAAAGATCCTGAGGTGAGACATCTGGAAGGTGGTGCAACCGTTGCATCTCTTACCCTCGCAACAAGTGAATCATACAAGAATAACAGTGGGGAGAAGGTCACCCAAACGGAGTGGCACAATCTGGTGATCTGGAACAGTCTGGCAAAGGTTGCCGAGCAATACATCAAAAAAGGAGACAGGCTGTATGTTGAAGGCAGGATCAAATCTCGCCAGTATGAGGCTCAGGATGGGAGCAAGCGATACATTACTGAAGTGTTTGTGAACTCTTTAAAGATGCTTGGATCTGCAGTCAAAGCAAGCAATTCACAGGCGGGATCTGATTCAGTGGGAGAGGAGGATTACTCCTATGAAGGTGAAACGGGATTGCCCTTCTGATCTGATACTCGGACTATAAAAACCTTGAAATTTTCATGGGTTTATTTATGTCAAAATATTTGTATATATTTGAATATATTTTAAATTAATTGTAAGTTTAGGATGTAATCAATAATACATCTATCATGAGTGAGAAAGAAAAAGTAAAGGTAATCACGAAAATTCTGGAAAGCACGGTTGCTTATGAATTAGGTCAGTACGATTTCAGATTCGAGAATGGGAACATAAAGGTCTGGAGTAAAAACCCGACAGGTGAACCCAGAGAAGCGTTTATGGCGACAGATGCTGTCATTGCCCTATCCCCGATTGCGACAGGGTTTGTGCAGTATGATTCGAGGTTGAGAAGGTGTGAATTTATAATTTGTTAGGCCATGAGTATGTTGCATGAAGATTTGCTGGTAACCGCCTTAGAAGGTGGTTCCAACTATTGGTACAGTATCAGAGACCTTGAAAGTATTGGCATAATCATGGAAGCCCTGCCTCCCAGCGTAAAACTCTACAAAGCAGTAATGCAGGAAGGGCTTGAATTAGAGGTGTACGATATCGAGGATGAAGATGAAAAACTCGGAGTAATCTCGAAAGAAAGGATCTTAAGCGCTCTTGGTGAGATGAAGGATAAGGCACCGGAGGACTATCAAAACATCATTGATGATGTATGGGATGCTGAGTCTGCCGATGTCTGGTTTCAATTCGTAGTGATGGGAGAGGTGGTGTACGGATGAAGAAGTTAGATAAATATCAGATGCTATCCGTATTGGGTGCAGGTGCAGGGTTCGCCCTGTACTTGCTTTTCCCTTTGGTTGGAGGCATAGTAGTGATAACCTCGGTGGTTGTCGGCACGATTGTGACATTGTTGTATTTGGCAATCATATGTAAATCAGTAAGAAATGGCGAAGAAGAAGAAATTGAAGTTGGCGAGTGAACGGACCTTTGACGAGAAAGTCCAGGTGTTGTTGACCCGATATGAAAAGGTTCGTGTTTCCAGAGTTCCTGAAAAGATGATTGTGCCTGAGGTGTATAATCGAGTTTTCCGATCCTTTGGTGAGTATAACGAGATGATGGCTCCGGTGGTTGAAGCGAAGAGGTGGAATATGAGTGTTGACGATAAGAACATACAGAAAAGCAGACTTTTAAGCAAGATCAAGAAAGAGTTAGCCGAAACACTCCCTCCCTACAATTGGTTTGTTTATACCGTTTGGTGCAGGGATCTTGCAGTAGGTGTTTCCACTACCGATTGGGGCGGTTATTCCAAAATTGTACACATCGAGGAGTACAGTGAGTATTCTTTGAAGAGACTCGGGCATGATTGAAAGAAAAAAGGGCAACCCAACGGCTGCCCAGTGTAATCAATAAAACATCAGTTACAAGTAAACTTGTAAAAAACGTAGTCCGACAAAGATATTAAATAACTCATTTATTTGAACCATATACGTGCCTAAAGGCGCAGGGTTATAAAATCTCTGCGCTTTTTTTATATATAAATATTGCAATATATTTGTAATACTTTAAAATACTTTGTAAGTTTAGTAGGTAATCAATAATCACTCAGTTATGGCAAATCTAAAAACTTACTTTGAAACACTCGGAGAAGCGAAAGACGAAGCACGGAAATTAGTTCCGTCTGGGTATGTTCTCAATGAGGACGCCTATTTCCTTCTTCAACACGTGAACTACGGTGCCACAGGATCAATCCATGCACGAATGACCACTCCCAAAGGAGTAGATGCGAAAAGATGCCTTCACGCTATCATCTATCGGATGGAGTCAGGCAGGTATGAACTAACCGCTTACCTCGGATAGAAATAGCAATCAAATTAAATCAAGAAAGATATGAATGAGAACATGAATTTTGAAGTTGTTGCCTCTTACACTCGTAAGGAGGCTATCGCAGACGGATTCCAAATAAGGATCCCTGACAATATCCGAAGTGAAGCCGGAATACGGTATCCGGTGTATGTTACTCGAATAGTCTGGGATAGGTATCTGAAAGTCCCAACAGGTATGGGATGTCAAGATATGGAAGGCAGGATGTGGGATATGCTTTATATGTTCGTCTTGAGCGCAAAGCGGAATAACATTTCATCCAAACTTGAGTATAGGGTCCTGTTTCAGATGAATAAGGATCAAGCCTGGGAAAAGAATGAAAGAAGGGTTGGTCACAATCCCGAACACCGTGAAGTAATCCTAATTGCTGAAGTTGGAGCCAATGACATTGACGATCCATCGCCAGCAATCACTATTTACACCTATCATGATATGTAGGAGGGTTGAATATGAGTACAGACAATTATTACCCTGACACGTTTCCAGAAGTCATGGAAAGGAATGATCTAATGTATGTAATCGAAAAGATCAAGATACTTGAACCGGAAAGACTTGCAAGGCATATCCTTGAAAGACTTCCCAGCATTGAACCTAGCCCAGATAATGATGGAAGTTTTTCAAATGAGGAGGAACTTGATATCACTCTCGATGATGGGCTTGTAGTAACAGGCATAATTTCCGTATCGGGATACATTAAGGAATGTCGTGGTGACTATTTTACACCTCCGGAATGCTCAACTTATGGTGGTGCAGAGGTGACAGACCTGAAGTTTTGGATCGATGGAGATGATATCGAAGTGGAGAACCAAGAGGAAGTCGAAGATTGGATCAATCGCCTGTTGTAGTCGCTTAATTACCAATACAGAAGCCAGAAAAAACCTACAATTTTCTGGCTTTTTTGTATGTATATATCTTGTAAAATATTTGCATATATTTATATTCCATTGTATGTTTGAAATGTAATCAATAATACATCAATTATGACAGCGATGGAAGATATGAAAGCAAACATTGGATTTTTGGTAGATCAACTCTGTAACAGCATGGAGTTCTACAGCGAAGAAGAGTTCATCCTCACCCTGCAACGTGAAGGTTTCACCAAAAGTCAGGCATCCCAGATATGGGACGAATATTGGAGCCTGGACGTTTATGATCGAATTGATATTGGATTCGATTGGTTAGGTTGGATCGAGGAAGTAATGGAACTCATTGTAAGGTAAGAGCCATGGAAGTACAAGTACTAAAAGAACAAGTATATGAACTCCTCGAAGGAACCGGAGTCAGGGCAACGATCACCCAAATCCCAAGACAGGAAGTAATCATAGACTTTTGGGGCAATACTACCGAGCATGAAGGCAGGATGGACGGAATGCAGATCATATCCATAGATGGAGTTTATGAAGTCTCCGAATATCAGGCTGGACCCAAGCAGGATGAACTTCATATCTACCTTGAAACGAAAAGCCTGAAAAGAGCAATATCCAATGCCCTCAAAGGGAACCGCCGGAAACCCAAGAAAGTATGGAGATAGAATCAGGTGGCAGAACTCGCCATCATTATATTTATCAATAATCAATAAATCAATCAGTTATGACAGTAGCAGAATTAATGGAAGTATTAGAGGAAATGGATCCGCAAATGGAGATCCGATTCGCTTCTCAACCAACATGGCCATTCGAGTACTCAATCAATGGAGCCACGGCAGTCGATGATGTAGTATATCTCGATGAAGGACTCCAACTCGGTTATCTACCAAAGGATGTAGCCGATGAATTGGGATGGTAGAATCATTCGTAAAGGACTGAAAGCCAGCATAAAAACTGGCTTTTTTTATGCTTTTTACTGTATAAATAATTGTAAATCATTACATTCCATTGTAAGTTTGTTATGATCAATAAACATCAAAGTATGAAATGGTTTAAAGCAGTAAAAAATTTGGACGATCTCCGAAAAGAATATCGGAGATTGGCTATCTTGCACCACCCTGATAAGGGGGGATGCGTTCAGGATATGCAAGAGATCAATGCAGAATATGATATTCTGAGTAAGAATTTGATCTCCAGCAATCCGGATTTTTCGGAAGAGAGAAAAATCTACGAAACTCAAGTCAGCGAAGAACTACGTGAGAAAGTTGAAATAGTGATTAACCTGCCAGGTGTTGTGGTGGAGATCATTGGTTCTTGGATTTGGGTAACGGGCAATACCCGTGAGGTTAAAGACCAGCTTAAGGCCGCTGAGTTCAAGTTTAGCAAACAGAAAGTGGCTTGGTTTTGGCATTGTGGGTACTATCGGAAGAGAAGCCGAAAGCACTTCGAGATGGATGATATCCGGTCGATGTGGGGCGCATCCATTGTGAACAGGAAAGAAGAGAAAGAACGTAATTATCAAGCTATAAATTGAACCAATGTCAAAGCAGTCACTTAACAACATGGTTGCCGAAATAAGAGTAAGTCTATACCCAAACGGCGACATCGCAAAAAGGCCACAAGTCTTAACCAGTAAGCAAGCAGTAAAGTACCTACGTAGTTCTTGGGAGGATGTAAACTACCACGAGACTTTCAAGGTAATGTTCCTGAATAATGCCAAAAAAGTTATCGGTATCAAGGATATCTGCAAAGGCGGTTTAACTGCAACTGTGGTTGATATCCGCATGATATTTCAGGCTGCGCTGGGAGTTAATGCGACGGCGATGATTCTCGCACATAATCATCCAAGTGGTAACTTTGAGCCCAGCGTTGAAGATCTTAGGCTTACAAAAAAGATTGCAACCGGAGGAGATTTTTTGGATATCGAATTAGTCGACCATATTATTCTAACCGAGAAAGAGTATTATTCATTTGCAGACGAAAAACTGCTGTGAATGTCTGGTCAGGAAAAGGTGAAATCATTAATCTTCTAATATGAGCAAGAAACAGTACGTAACACTTCAGAATATTGAGACGCCCTTTGAGGTGGAATTGCACAAGGATCTGACGAAGCTATGCCGGAAAATCGGTGCCAGTTATGACTATCTGAAACAGGAACCGATGCCGATTGTGTACAAGAAAAAGTTTGTAATTAATAGGGTAGTGGTGGAGGAATGAAAATGAATATTGATGATTTTGTTATAATGTCAAGCAAGGATTTTGCCGAACTAACCAGTAATAATTTTGTATAAAACCGATGGTACATGAGATAGGGGTATATCTCACGAATTAACAGACAGTTAAATAACAACGCCAACCTGAGGGAGGTATGGTTAAACCAGAAAGGAAAGCTGCGGATATTTTTAAAGCACAACAGGACGGCTTAGAGCCGTCCTGTTGGATGCAACGCGTCGAAACGCATGCTACAGATGAAAACCTGATACTGCAAATATTATAAAATATTTTTACATCAACAACATAAATATCCCAGAATTTGCAAAACGATTTCCGTAGAAGATGCTCCAAAGAACTTTATGAATTGTTTGAGGTTTAAGAAAATATTGCCTACATAAATTTTCTCCAAACCAAAGATTATATTCTGGTTCCGGCCATGGACAGACCTGAAGATGATGTTGCCGTGGAACAGATCTCGAAGTATTATCCCGAATATGCCTCTCAAAACCGAATAAGTAAAATTTCCATAAAAGATATCACCCGAAATGATGGTGCCTTGAATTGTATTTCTTGGACTACTTGCGAGTGAAAATTGACTGATTGTCAGAATATGTCTTGACTTTTAACCTTTTGTGCATCAAAGATTATAAGATCATGTTCAATTTTTAAAATAATTAAGATTAAAATTCTCAGAAGCGTATAATAATCATTCTTGTGTTCCTCCTTATTATCGGGATTAGTCCCGTGGACATATTTATTCCTTAAATCAAGACTGTTTGAAAAATCTTTTTTATTCAAATGATAATTTAAATATTTCGCTTCTGGTTCAGAGAAAAGAGTGTGTCCAAAATTAACAAGCCCTTTCTCAAACATATAATCAATAATATCTCTGCCAATCTTCTCAAAAGACCAATAGCTCACAAATTCATTATGGTGCAGAAAACCTATTATTAGTATAAATAATTCATTCCAAATTCTCACATGACCATCTGGGTCAATAAATAAGACATTTTCTGATATCAGTTTTTGAATATCATCTTTTTGCCATGATTCAAAATCATCAAGATTGACATTCTCATTTGTTAATAGTCCAAATAAATCTCTATATTTTCTTTTAAATGGCTCAATGTGCCATAGTAAATGTTGGTCTGAATAAAAATAAAAGCAAAGTTCTTCAAATTTTTTCCCAGTACCATATACATACTTCTTATTATTGAGACATGGAATTTTTAAAAAATTGAGCGGGCGAGAGCTTATTTCAAGCAATTCATGATCAATTGATGAAGTTTCACAATATAATTTAAATTGCCTTAGCAAAGACTCAGTTTCAGGTAATAAATATCTGATTTTCACTAAATAAGATGAAGCATTTGATGGAAATGAGAACCTTAAGTTTTTTATGCCATATTTACCTATTAAGATTTCATTTATAAATGATGATATAACTCCTTCAAGGCTGTTATTTTTGCTTTCAAGATAGTTTGAGATTAGATGAATATGAGCATTTGCTAAATAATTTTTGTATAAAAATTCTATACCGAACAAATATTCTTTCTTTCCCTTAATTGAAACTTTTTCAAGTGGATCAAGTTCACTGCTTTTACTAAAAAGTGTGATTGCCCCAAAGATATCCGTATAATGGAAAAGACTTGAGAAGACATGAATTATGGATTCAGCATCATTAAGTTTTTCAAGCCATTTTAAACCATAGGAGATTTTTTTAACACCATTTTCATTGGTAGTTATTTCTGGTTCAAGCTGATTAGGCAATATCATCAACTGAGTTGGAGTTGTTGAAAAAACACCAACGGCAAAGATATCATTGGTTAATTTTTCTTCAAGCTTCTTAGCCTTCAATCTTGTTTTTGGAGATATTTGTAAGTGATTATCGGTTGATTGAATTACTAAGCGAACATAGTTTAAATTTGGCTCGCTTGAATTCAAATAATTTAAAATGATTTGTTCCTTATCCGAATTTGAAAGGCAAGATGGAATGTATAATTCCTCAATTTCGAGGAAACTATTTTCTTCATATTTTTTCAATAAAAACTCAGCTGCAATATCAGAATTCAGCATATATGACCTAATTGATTCACAAAAATTGTTTACAAGGTTCTTTTGTTTTAGTACATGCCATATGTATAATGATTTATGCGTCAATATTTCTTCAAATTTTTCTTTTGAGATTCTTTTGTATGTTTCCATTTTTTCGATAAGCTGCCAAAAGGCTGGTTGATATCCTACTTCTATTTTTTCAAAAAAGTCAATGAAATTTTCATTTTCAATGACTCTCCAAAATTTTGAAATCGTATCCCATATACTTTTGTCAAGACTCTTAAATAGTTGTTTGTCTTCATCTGTCCATTTTGGTAGATATAAATCACAATCCAGATATTGTTTTATATGAAATAATTCAACTATGTCATTTAACAAATATTCCTTATTTTGATTAAAATCCCGTAAGATAGGTTCTGCACGAGCAAGGTAATGACAAACTGAAAGATCATGCTTTGAAAAGAAGAAGATTCGTTTTTTTGTTTTTGTATTCATAATCGATTAAATTAAGGCTAATAGGTGAAAGAGATTTCAATGTATTGAAAATTAATTATTTGAGAGTAACTGAATGGTCCAAGTTGTTATGTTTGTGTACTTAAGCTTTTTTTTCTAATAAATAAGCAAGTGTAAAATCATCATTGTCAATTTCTCGTTGATGCTAAATGTTGTAACTTATCTTCGCCATAATGCCATTACCATCGATTATCCGTGGATCATCCTTTCGAAGAATTATCAAATTGGCAACATCCCAAAGCCCATAATCTTCTTTTTTCGCACCAACAATTCTCACTTTTCTACGATTACCAAATAATTGAAAACCATTGCTTTCTATATTTCTGATATCTTCATTTAGCTCAAAGCCAAGTTTGATTTGTCTTGCTATCTCAAAATCACCTATTACCTCACCCCAATCCTGAATATTCTGGAAAAAGCCTGAAATAAGTTCAGCTTCGTATTCATCCTCAAATTCACAGTGATCAAAATTAAAGGCTGATACATTTTTTATAATCTCAACAATTTCTTTCCCAGTTATTATGTGAGGAATAAATCGTGATTGATCACCATTGCTTTGTTTGTTTCGGTCATTCTCAAGAGTGTCCTTAATCCATTTTTCATGATTAAGCTTTGTCATTCTAAGAATCTCGGATGTAAATGTTTCCCATAGTTCATCAATTTGACGATGGTGATTTTTACACAATAGAATGAGGTTGTCGTAATCATCATAATCATATTGATAGTCAGGAATATGTCTCGGTCCTGCAGGACTTTTGCTAATTATGTGACACTCATCGCCCAGATTAAGATCTTTATCGTATTTATTTCTTTGTGACACTAATTCAACACGACAGATTGCGCATCTATTACCTGATCTTGCCCAAAGTGTTTTTCTTGTTTTGTCAGAAATTGGCATGGCATGTTCCCATTTAAAGATTATTTAGCCGATTAAGCGTCGATTATATACTTATGATATTTATAAGATTTTGGTGGTCAAATAATTTACTTGCGAATATGGAGAAGAGAGCCATTTTAATATCCTTTTTTTGAATGGTCTGACCATTCTCAAATTTTTGCATGAAATCATCATAAATAATTTCTTGTGAACAAGAAAGTAAATCAAGTTTTCTGTTAATCTCTTTAAAGTATTCCTTTATTTCTGCTTCATTGATAATTTTATTATCCATATATATGGTTCTTTCAGCCTCTTCGATTCCTTCGGCAGTAATACTAATGTCACGCTTCTTGGACAATACTTTAATAAATCCTTTGTGCCTTAGAATATCCACAATTTTATCTATTTCATTATTGTCTAGATGCAGGGCATTCCCAATATCATACATTAATGGATCAGCCCAAATGTCACCGTTTGTAATTTCATAAAGTTTCAATAGAAATACTTTTCTTGTTGCTTCTTGCTTATTAAGATCCATATGGTAATTATTTAAATGGTGAAAATTATATGTGAGAGTTTCAAAATATATTCTCAAAATTAATGCATAACAGTCAGTTATAAATGGATAGATGTATGTTAAGTGACTGAAGTTATTAACTAGTTATCCACTCAACAACAATTAACAACTTCCTCTCAAACATTCCCTTTGTATTTGATTTAAGAACTTGTAATTTCTTTGCAAATGACTTGTCTGGTTGTAGTTTCGTTGACGATAAGTAAATAATAACCAGGTCAGTTATCAATGAAAGAAAAAATCTTAGAAGCACTGAAAACCAAATTCACTGGGGTTCAGGATGCTATCCTAAACAGGGTCGCTGGAAAACTTAGCGAAACTGTGGGATCGGAAGATGATGTTCAGGGGGTAGTAGATTCGACAACTTTTCAGCAGGTTCTGGAATCCTACGGAGATTCAAGGGCTACTGAAGCTTCAAGGTCGTCCATTGCAAATTATGAATCCAAATATGGAGTCAAGAATGGAAAGCCTTTTAAGGGGTCGGAAAATCCACAACTAAACATCCCAGATGAAACACCGGATTGGGCAAAGGACTTAGTGAGGCAAAATCAAGAATTGTCAGCTAAGATCCAACAATTTGAACAGAGGTCACAGAGTGAACGATTAGTAGGATTGGTCAAGTCAAAACTGAAAGAAAAGGGCGTTAAGGATTCATTCTTTGCCGGAAGAAACATTTCCGTTGAAAGTGAAGATCAGATTGAGGATGTCGTCAGTACCTTCTATGGATATTGGGATGCCGAAAGAAAGGATCACTTTGAAACGGATGTACCGCCTCGTTCATTCAATTTGACTCCCGGTGGAAATGCAGTTGATGCAGACATTGATAGTTGGGCGCAAAAATCCAATTAATGGGACTTAAGTTAGTTAAAACAGAAACGAGTGGCCGGATTCCTATAATCATCAAGGGAATCGAGGTTGCTACTGGCGGTTTTAAGCTTGTTACCACAGGCTTGCCCGCCGACCAGCTTGTTCCTGTCGGTACACCAATTTCGTGTAACGAAGAAACAAGGCAAGCAGTTGTTCTGAAAAGCGCCGTCCTTGCTTCAAATGTAACCGATACTGCAGTTGAATACCCTGTAAAGAAAGGGCACTTCCTTGTGGTAGGTGAATATCTTGGAGCATCGGAAGATGGCGCAGCATACACGATCACTCAGATCGACTCCACGAATGCAGAATACGACATGATTACCCTTGAGACAACTCTTGGAGTTGCTATGTCGGAGGGTGAAATTCTATTCAAGAGTTTGGCTGTTGGAGGATCCTCGGCTAAGTTGCACGCTGTTCCTACCGGACTTCTTTGGGAGACGGTAAAGATTGAGGATAATGTTACGGTTTCCTCTCTTATCCGTGGTACTGTTTACGCAAAAAGGATCGCCAATGGTGTTCATTCTGCGGTACGCAAAGCATTGCCTTTGATTGTGTTCTCTGAATCTTATTAATGGGAGGAATTTGAAGTATGGAAGATAAAAGAATCCAATCAATCTTTGGACGCTATGCAGAACGTCTGCAGTTGATGATTGACAAAAAACTTGACAAGTTTGCACCGACTTGGTTCCAGAAGTATTTCACTTTTGGCAATCCACAGTTGGAATTGACCTATATGACCGCAGTTGGTCGCACACGGATTGAGGCTGCTGCCTCTGTTGTTGACCGTGAGGCTGATGCTCCATTGAGAAGCCGTCCGAACCTCGAAAAGTATTCAGGTGAAGTTGCTGCCATCAAGCAAGCATTTAAACTGAAGGAATCGGATGTTCGCACTTTTATGGCTCTGAAGAATATGCCAGTTGCCGGAAATTCTCAGGTCGACCAGGTACTTGACCTTATTTGGGGTGATGTACAGAAATCGGGTAACGCAGCCATGAAGAAACTCGACATGATGTGTCTTGAAGCTGTATCTACCGGAAAGATCACCATCAACACTACCAACAACCCTGACGGTGTTGTCTATGACGATATCGATTTGCTGGTTCCGGCATCACACAAGGATACCGTTGACATTCTTTGGAGTGACAAAACCAATGCGACACCTTTGGATGATATTCGTGAGATTATTCAGACCATGGGTGCCAAAGGTATCAACTACGAAAAGATCCTGATTTCTCCGAATGTTCTGTGGGCTTTGCAGAAATGCGAGGAAGTCATTGCATTTGTGTTTGGCATTACCCTGACAACTGACACCAGAAGGATTCTTCCTACTCTTGAAAACATCAACGAATTCATGACAGCAAACAGGCTGCCTTATTTTGAGGTTGTTGATGAAGTCGTTGGAGTTGAGAAGAACGGGATAATCACAAACGTGAAGCCTTTCGCTGAAAATGTTTGTTCGTTCATTCCGGCAGGTGGTCTCGGAGTAATCCACAACGCATACAGCATTGAGCAATTGCGTCCGGTGGATGGTGTTTCCTACGGTACATACAACAAGGCATTGATCAGTAAGTGGGCTCAGGCACGTCCGTTCGCAGAATATACGCAGGTCGAATTGAACGCATTCCCAGGTCTTGAGGTTGCGGACCAACTTTATTTGCTGACGGTACTCGCATAAGGACTTTGTATTCACTATAAGATTTGCTGTCCGAGGGTTGGCAGCGCAATGTTGTCAACCCTCTTAATCACCTGAATAATGACAAACTTACAAGCAATCAGGAGTGCCGTTAATTTCCCGTTGGACGATTTTTCATTTGAGAAGGTTTTGCTTGACAGGGGAATTGAAGCCGAGGGAACCTATACTCCATCTGCTCAATTCAAACTTGCAGTTGCTGATGCAATCGTGGTTGTCGTGACTTCGCCTAACATCTCTGAGGGAGGCTACTCCATATCCCAGACTGATAAGGAAAGCCTGATCAATCTGGCAAACAATTATTATGAGGCAGGAGGTGAAGCATCACCATTCAATCCTGTAGTTTCAACTTTCCGTCCATGGTAAGCCAATATCCAGATATCATAAACATTGTTTGGAAGGGCAAACCATATCAGGACTCCGAAGGGAAATGGGTACAGCCAATGACTGAGACCTTCTTTTCAGGGAAGTGCAGGGCGGTGGCTGCAACTGCTGACAGACGGAACAAATCACAGTCTGGAATGAGCATAAAGTATCAATACACGGTGTATATGCCTAAGACCAAAACAATCATCCCAGAGGGAGCCAAAGTCGAAATAACACGCCATGATGGACTCCAAATCGAAGGCACAGCAAAGAATCCAATAAACAACCAATTAAACTCAGTATTGTGGCTTTAAGACCAAGACACAGGATGCCCGAAGTCAAGGACTTCCTTGACAAATTCTACGTGAAGGTCGAGAAGCAACTTATTCAGGCATTGGAGTACGTGGGAGAAGGGTTTGTTGCAGATGCCAGAAACATGAGGAAAGAGGACGGTGGCTTTGGAGACGTTACAGGCAACCTGCGAAGTTCGATCGGTTATTTCATAACTAAAGACGGTCAGGTTATCAAGGAGAACGTCCAGATGTCAAGGCGAGGATCAGACAAGGCAACAGGGTTGCAGACTGCAAAAACATTTCTGGCAAACATCAAGGACAATCAGGGTTTGAGGATCTACGGCATTGCCGGAATGGACTATGCAGAGGAGGTTGAGTCGAGAGGCTACAATGTCATAACTGCACAGGCTGATGTGGCGATCATTGAGTTGAAGGATATCATTAACGAGTTGAAGTATGACGGGGTTTGATGCTGTAAACAAGGTTTACGATGAATTGAGTTTGTTGACCCTCTCCTTGCAGGGAGGGATCTACCAATTTGCCAAACCTGCAACCATTGAGGAGCCGGAGTTCATAGTTATCAATGTCCTGCCTGTTCCTGAAACGGTACTCCAGAAAACCCATGTCAATCTAAACATATTCGTACAGGACGTTGCACCCGGGACTCCAGACAACGGACGACTGAGTGAGTTGCTCAATGAAGTTTACTCCCAATTCCCATTCGGGAAGGCTGGCGATGATATACAGGTGTTTAAAGAACGGACGGCAATTATTGAAGATGGTGACTACGAAAGGCACTATGTGAACGTGCGATTAACAGTTTTGAGTTTAAACAATTAATCTTATAAAAATGGCAGAAGTAAGAACATTCGGATTGAAGTCCGTAAAGATGGGCGATGTTGCCGTAGGCGGTGGCATGGGAACCTCTCTGTCTTTGCTTGGAGATGGAACCACGCTTGAAGGTACCGCTTCTTTCACTAAGGAAGAGGACGCAGAAGTACCATTCCATTCTGAGGAAGCAGACGACCCGTTTGATATCATTCTGAAAAAGGGTGTATCGACTCTCGAATTTGCGATTGTTGACTTTACTCCGGCAACTCTGGTAAGGGTGCTTGGCGGTGAAGTGGACGGAACATCAGGAGAGTGGGAGGCACCGGATCAGGCTCCAGATATCGAGCAGAGTTTGGAGGTTATCACTCAACGGAACGTGAAGTTGCAAATTGCAAGGGCGAAGATCAAGGCTCGCATTGAGTGGCCTTTGAGCAAGGAGGATGTAGGTCGTGTTGTTATCAAGGCGATTGTCCTCAAACCAACTCTTGCAGGGACTCCCTCAGTCACTATTGGTCAAATTGCCTAATAGCGCATGAGTGAGAACATGAACACAAAGGCAATTGACACCCTCCTTGAGAAAGGGATGGGTGGCAAATTGCGTGTTAGGATATTGGGGGTGAGATTTTCAATCAGCATGAAAATTCGCCCTCTCTATCTTGGCACAATCCTTTTGCTGTCCAAAGAACAGGAGAAGATTAGACAGGCAGAAGAGGGGCAGGACATTATCTGGCAGATGTTTGAGAAGTCAGATAACATCAAGGTTTTTGCCCGTTGTGCAGCCATAGCCGTTCTCAATAACAGGCTAAAGATCCGTCTGTTCTCTTGGATACTTTCCAGATTGATTCTAAATAACGCTACCATAAAAGACATTCACACCCTGATGACAATCGTTATCAGCCAAATGAATGCACGGGATTTTTTTTTCACTACGGCCTTGATCGGAGGCCTAAAGGTGGTGGAGAGAAATCCACAACAGAATACGTCCCAGAACGAACAATCTGGGGATCAATCGGAAAATTCAGCAAAGAGTTAGGTTACTCTCCTCACTACATCCTTTGGGGGATTGCATGGGTGAACCTGATTATGATGATCAATGACCTGCCTTACTTCAACTACGGAGACGGGAAGGATCAGAGTAAGTCTCTCGAAACGGTTGACGATTTTAAAGATTTTCTATTATGAGTGTGAACAGTTCTGGCGGTGGATTATTCTTCGATGCAGGTGTAAACTTGGAACAACTAAAGCGAGATCTCGGAGACGCTTACAATGCAGTTGGGCAGTTTACAAACCGTGTAGGCAGGGACGGGACAAGGATCGGGGATGCCTTCAATGAGTCAAGCAGAGGCGCAAATCTCTTCAATGCAAGTTTAGGTACCATGAACTCTAACCTCGGTATGCTGGTAGGTACGGCAGCCGGAGTTGGTGCGGTGACTATTCTCACCAGACAGTTGATGGACGTAGCAAAACAGGCAAGGGAGTTTTCTGGAGAGTTTGAAAGAGCCATGAGGCAGGTTCAGACGATCTCGATTGCAGCCAGGGAGGATTTGGATGGCATGAGTGATGCCATTATTGATATGTCTGCCGTATCGAGGGATAGTGCAGTCAGGCTAGCAGAAGCATACTACGAAATTGCTTCATCCGGTTATGATGGAGTCGAAGCCTTAAACATACTCAGGGCAGCGAGTCAGGGTGCAACCGCAGGTATGACCGACACGCTTGTGGCAGCAGATGGATTAACAACTGTTCTGAACGCATGGCAGAGACCAGTAGAGGACGTGAACAGCATTATCGACACCATGTTCCGAACGGTTGACCTCGGTAAAGTTAGTTTCGAGGAGATCTCAAGTTCCATTGCTCAGGTGGCTCCGATTGCAGCCTCAATGAAAGTACCGTTTGAGGACGTTATGGGATTGATTGCTTCCATCACCAAACAGGGTACACCCGCAGCCATTGCCATTACCCAGATCCGTTCTGCATTGGTAGGATTGGCGAAGGAGTTTGGCTCAACAGTATTTGAGGGGCGACCATTGATCGAGACATTCGAGGAGGTTGCAAAGGGTAGCGATTATAGCGTTGACAAGTTGATGAAGGTAGTAGGCAGGATCGAGGGTGCAAACGCTATCCTTGCCACTACGGGAGACAAGTTGGCTCTGGCAGCCGAGGACTTGAACAAGATTGGAGTCGCTGCGGGTGCGACTGAGGCAGCCTACAACAAAATGATGGAGACAGCCGAGAACAAGTGGATTACCGTCCACAATCGCTGGAACAGGGAATTGAAGGACTTTGGTGACTATCTTACCAATGCCTCCTCTAAACTTGCTGATTTCCTCAATAGGATGCTTGAGGATCGGGAGGCTGATGTCATTGCACCGACTGTCAAGAAGGAGATGGACGAGTTTATCGGTAGCCTTGCTGGAATAACCGATCAGGAGGAAAAACTCAGGCTTGTTCAGGAACGGATCATTCAGATCAGGGAGGAAACAAAGAAATTAGCGGAAGAGGAGAGAGGTCTTGAGAAAAATGCACCAAGCGCATTAAGGAGAGCACTCGAAACATTCAACGCAAGTATTGGCATGGGTGAGGCTTTTCAGTCAGGACGGGTCAATGACGCTACACTTGCCGTTGTCAAAGAAAACATCAATATCAATGAAAGGGTCGAAAAGGAGTTGGCTCAACTCTTCAACCAGATACTTAACCCCACCGATGAACCAGACGCAGGCGCAGGAGGAGGAACAGGCGAAGGTGCTTTCCGTTCCCTGAGTGTCATGGCAACCGAGTTGCAAACATTGAAGGATCAACTCGGAACCGGTACCGCAGAACAGGATGTCGCAATCATTCGCCAGATGGCAAAACTGAATGACGAGATTGAGAGATATCATATGAATGTTCGGGAGGGTCTTGGTGCTTCTGATAACAGCAAGATTCTGGAGGCAGGTCAGGTGTTTGCCAAAACTGCAAAGTTGGAAGTTGAGAGCAAGAAGGAAGTACTCAAACCCACACAGCAACTCACTAANCAGGAGGAGGAGAGGCTNAAACTTTTGGCTAAACAACAGGATATCCTNAACCAGCAAGCAGAATTGATTGACGGNCTCGCAGAAGGNTTTGAAGGAACCTCTGAGATCCTCGGTGCNTTGAGTTTTGCNGTTGGTGAGATTGACAGGGATTTGGGAGAGATCGTNGGCAGGATGGCTGATGTCGCTTACAATGCCTCNCAGTTGTTTACAGCCATTGGTGCGAAAGATCCTATCTCAGCCATTGCCTCTGGGATAGGATTGCTCGGTAGTGTGTTCGGATTGTTGAAGAAGGACGAAACGGATCAACTGAATAAGGGGTTAGTCGAGATCAACCGGACATTGGAAAAACAGTCTGCGCTATTGTCAAGCATAAACGGTGAGAATTGGTTTGATCTTGCCACCAAGCAGGTGAAGGACTATAAAACTGCCCTTGAGGAAGCAGGTGAAGCCTTGAGAAATTCGACCTACGTTTCTCCAGAGATCCAGAAAGTAATCGACCAACTCACAGGGAGGCCGTACTCAGGTGCAGAAATCACAAGGCTCATTCAAGAACATGGTGTAGATACTACCGGATGGGAAATTGATGATTTTGTCAAGGCAGTTGCAGATGGTATAATTGACCTGAGAGAAGAAGGGAATGACATTCTTATGCAAGCATTGGCTGACCGACAAGCCATGATTGACCTGGTCAATGAAGGATATGCCAGAACGCTCGGATTCACCTCGGATGAAGTCGCAGACGCAATAGTTTCAGGGATTGAGAGTGGGTTGTATGACTCGGAGGCAAACCTTTCAGGCTTTGCTGAAAGTTTCGGGAGTCTGCTTCGGACTACCTTCCAGAAGAATATCATATCTGCCCTGAATGATGAATTCCTGCTGACTTTCATGGATAGGTTCAATGAAGCCATGAGGGACGGCACAATGGACGAAACAGAAAGAGAGGGTCTCGAAGCACTTTATGTCAATGCAGTCGATCAGGCAAAACAGATGTGGGACAACATTGCACCAATCCTGAATGACTACACCAATCAGGAGAGTGACCGTACAGGTCTGGCAGGTGCAATCAGAGGCATAACCGAGGAGACGGGTGGATTGATTGCAGGACAGTTTTATGCCATGCGTGAAATCCAGCAAAGGACTTATTTGCTGTTCAGCGAACAGTTGAATAACACAAACCTGATGCTTTCACACCTCGCAGGGATTGAAGCGAACACCTCCTACAACCGCAATCTGGAACAGTTGAAGGACGATATTTTCGAGATGAAGAACGTAATCAAGGAGAGGCTCTAATGGACGGAACAATCGGAGGAGTAAGCATTTCATCATTTGGATTCAAGGTTTTGGATGTCAAGAATGAACTCAGTATGCCCGGGTTTAAACAGATCCTTGCAGAACATGACTTCACTCCAGATATGCGGATACTTTCCGAGAAGGATATCACAGTCAGGTTGTTTGGGAAATTCACCAACCAACTTGAATTGGGTTTCAATGTTCAAAACCTCCTTAGTCACATCAAAAGCGAAGTCCGTCTGCAATGGACATTCCCCACCCATTCCTTTGACGAGTTGTGTGTAATCAAGAAAGGGATCTCCTCGAAGATCCATGGACGGGTAGCCGTTGAGTTGACAATCACTTTAACAGTCACAGCCTTATGAGTTGGAAATTTGGAACCATAGATTTTGCCACGTTTGAAGTAAAAGTCTCGCATACCACAGGGTTGCTGGATCTGCCCAAATTGCAGTTCGATGGAACGGATTGGCTGGACGTTGATGGTAGGGATTATTGGCAGGATACGACCAAGTATGACGACCGAGAGATCCAGATCAACTGCTGGATAACATCCAAGTCAGGAGGGTATGCAAGTTTCAAGGCAAAGGTAGAAGCATTTGAGGAGGCTATCAAACAGGCAGGGAAAACAACCCTATACACTCCATACGGGGACATTGTGGCTTGTTCAATCGGCAAAGGGATCACTGTAACCAGAGAATCCAATTACCTGCCAGATTTTCAGGGAGGAACATTCACCCTCAGGGTGACCGCACATGGAGATACTCAGTACGGATCTTATCCTGTCTATGATTGGGCGACCAACCAGATCAAGACTGTACTGCTGACCAAGACCATGAAGGTTCAGAGGATCTTGCAGGGCGACAATTATGCAACCTGCACGATTGAGACCAATGATCCAATCAGTATCCATATGTACGACTACGTTTCATTGAACACCAATGGAGTCAATGGAGAGCCGTATTACTTCATGTCAGAGCCTGAATACCGGAAATTGTCCTCGAACAAATATCAGTATAATATCAGGCTTGAGCATGGGTCAATCCTGCTCAAACAAAGTCAGTTTCTCTTTGAAGGGGAGAGTGACTTTCCGATGTATGCAGATCTGGAAACAATAGTTGATCTAATCTGCAACAACAATATCAGGTTTATCAGTTCCCAGAAGTTCAGGAAGGGAACAGTTGCACCCACGGAGAGACGGAACCATATCTTCAAAGGAGAGGATTGCTATGAGTTGCTCAAGAGGGTTACGCATGAATACAACCTTGAATATGATATCAGGTGGACTGTTCCTGGGGCGTACTATACCATTGACGTAGTNGATCAGATCGCAGCCACGAAGAGCATATCAATGGAGTATGGCAAAGGNAAAGGTCTGTACGAAATCAATCGNGAGCCTGTCAATAAAGACGAGTTGGTAACCGTGNTGTANGCCTATGGATCTACCAAAAACCTAAAGCCAGACTATCGGGGAGGNAANCGCAGACTTGAGTTTACGGGAAATCCCTTGCGGATGAATGACCTCGAATACATGGGTATTGAGGATACGGTATTCTTTGACGACATTTTCCCGAACAGGACAGCCAATGTTACTGCCTATTCCCAGAAGTTGCCTCCAGAACTCACTAAGGAGGAGAAAGAAGTATGGCCGGGAGGTATTTATCGGATTGTCGATGGAACGCTTGATTTTGACCTGAATGACTATTTGCTTGGAGGACTCACGGCAAAAATCCGAATGAAGTCAGGAAGTCTTGCAGGGATGGAGTTTGAGATCGAGAGATACGACCATGGCACAAAAGAAATCTTCATTATTCCATTCAAGGACGAAAGGGGCGAACTGTTCCCAAATGAAGTATTGACGATATCGGTAGGTGACCAATACACGCTATTGGATATAGACCAGCCAGCAAGTTATGTGACGGTAGCCGAGACGGAATTGTATAACGCTGCGGTTGCTGAATTAACAAAACGAAGCACTCCCAGACCTCCCTATTCTGTCCACGTCCATCCATCCTACACCAAAACCCTGAGTGTCCGTTTTGATGTAGGGGATCGGATCACGATTGTCGATTCAACTCTAAACATCAATGGAGAATATCGGATCAGTTCGCTCACCTACGATCCGTTGATTGACGACTACCGGCTACGGCTTTCCGAACACAGGATCTTGACCAAAAGAGAGCAAATCGAGATCAGGTTGTCCAACACGGAACGAGCCATTGAATTTACCAACTCCCAGAAAGGAGAGGTTGTCAAGAAAGAGCAGGAGACAACCAATGAGTTAAAGAACAGGTTGTTTGATCCAGCAGACGATTTGCAGGATTTGGACAAGACTGTCCGAAATGAGTCCGTTGATCCTCGGATGCTTGCTTATGATGCTGGTGTTCCTCAGTTCTCACTAAGGAACGCATTGGTTGAGTGTAACGTGGATGGTGACTACAATAAAGTGAAGGTCGATGCAGGTCAGTTGATCATGCACAATTGGGAAGGCAGTACGAAGGATCGGTATGAGATCATGAAGATCAAGAAGTCTGGAGGCACTTATGATCCTACCCGAATCTGGATCATTGAGGAGACCACCTTTAACCTTCCAACCAACAACGGTTATTGGCTGTATGCAAAGTTGACCATGGCAGAAGGCAGTACGACCTGCCAACTGTTAGTTGAGGAGGATCATATCGAGGTTAAAGAAGAAGTCCAGGCTGGTTACCTGAAATACAAATTGGGTCACATTTCAGATCAGGCTTCTCCTCGCTACGCAGCGATGCTTTGGGGCAATGTGAAGTATGGATCACAGCCAGAACAGGCGGTTATCTACCAACCAAATCACGGACTTCTGGCAGAACAGGCAATCCGGCATAACGGCACAATCTACGTTCTGGCAAAGGCAGATAATGATGTGAACGCACAGGTGTGCGGAATTGTATCCGAGGTCATTGACGCAGATCATTTCAGGTATGTGACCGATGGATTCATTAGCGGAGGATCATGGGTCGCAGGATCTGAATATTTCCTTTCACCCTCGGTTGAAGGGTTGGTTACTACCCTGCCAGAGCCGGAGGTCTGGAGTGTAGGTCAGGTGAGGATATCTCTCGGATGGGCGACCACTCAAGGATTGAAAGTGGAGATTGATGTTGGAGATTTGATCGAGGAATTGCCAGCAGTAAGGTTGAAAGGTATCTGGGACAGGGAGTTTGAGTTTTGTATCAATCAGGGATATGCCGAGAGTTTCACGGCAGACTATTATGCAGTCTATCCATACAAGATCCTTGAACTGATTATTGGTGTCGATAACGGCACCCTGCCAGCCTCTTCCATTCAGATCAATGGTGTACCTGTTACCGGACTCAACAATATCACCATTTCCGGCAAAGCGGTTTTTACAGCCTCCAATCTAAACGAAGTTGTAGAAGGCAATGAAGTAACCGTGAACACCTCTGGGGACTTTACGGGAGATCCGCAGGTAATTAAGGGAAAACTTAAAATCATGAGGGAATGAGGCTGAGTAACTGTAATTGCGGAAACAGGATTGATTGTGGGTGTGTACCCTATTTCGACTCCTTTGTCAACGATACCGTATCTATCCTGAGTGTCGGGAATTTGGTCAGCGATACCTGTGTTTTTGATGAATACGTCATTGATTGGTTCAGGGACGGAGAACACGCCATGGTTTCAGGAAAGGGATACGATCCAGACATTGAGGCTTTCCATCCATTCCTCGGAGACGAGTCTATTCCCGTCATTGGAGGGCAATGGAAGCCTGTTTTACGGTATGTTGTAATCAGTGGAGTGAAGATGTATCCGACAATTAAAAAGTGCCAGAATTGGTGTCCAGATCTCGATGTGGAGTTGCCCTCTGTTGAAGTGCCATACATCACCGTAACCAACATTGAGTGCGGATTGAAAAACCTGCCGGGAGGCAATTATGACTACCAAATCAAGTACAGCACCTCTCAGGACTTTGCCGAGGCAACGAGGACGATCCGAATGTATTTGTCCCCAGATGGATCAACGGGATATCTGGCGTTCTACTTTTCAGCAGTATATGTTGCCGATCAGGTGGAGTTCTATTATAACGAAGAAACTACTCCTTTGATGCAATACATTGTCGGGAGTAACCTGACAGGGACAAACATTAACAGCACCCCAGAGGAGATTGATATCACCTACATTGCTTCTGTTGTAAACTTGGAGGATCGGGTTTATTCTCAGGGCGACTATATCACGATCAAGGTTTTACCCTCGGTGAAAGAGCCTGGCAACCCAAACACGATCTGGACATTGAACCTGAAATGTCTGCCGAAGGGAATCTTTGAGTGCAATGAGTTCAACTCGGATATGTCCACAATTGATGTTAATTCCATTGGAGTTATCTACAATGAAATTGACTGCCGGTATGAGTTTACATGGAACATGAAGGCTGCCTTGCCTTATGAACATCAACATACAAACTTCTCCAAGTACAATGCCTTTGTGCTGTCAGCCTCCCAGCAACTCTCAATAGGCATTTCTCACGAGGTTGCAAGAATGGCTTATCTGAACGCCAAAATCGAAGGGAGGGGATACAGTGCGTTTTTATCATCAGTGACAGAATTGTCAGGATTTGTGTCGTACTCGAAGATTGGAAGCAATGTGACTTTCCAATTTGACACCGCCTCCGATTATGCCTATTGGAAGAACGGTTACCAGAATCTTTTAAATCATACATATTTTGCGAATTACTCAACCGATCCGACAGACCCAAACCATTACAAGTTTGTAAATGTCAATTGGAGGGAAACAATGTCGCTTTGCGGTGACAACTTCACCCAGAGGTATCTAACATTTCACTTATCCTCTCCGGTGTCATTCAATGACGGAAGTATGACAATTACGATCCAGATGCTGAATGTTGCCAACGGGATAGTTCAGGCACCCTGTGACACGACATACGAAAGAGCCCAGCAGTATATCAACAACACGAGTAATTCAATCGCACAGGCAGATTTTTCTGGAACAACGCATTGCCAGAGTACCTATCCGTTCAATGGATCATATGTAAGGTCAATACCCTCTTTTGAAACTTACAGGGAGTTTCGTTATACACGAAATTTTTATGCACCAAGCCTGAATAGCGTCTGCGATTTGCCTCTGTTCACTATGACTACAACTGCCTTTTATGGCTTTTTCTTCTTCTATATCAAGATCTCAATAACCGACCAAAATGATCCTATCAATAATTTCAGGATAGAATCAAGGCTCAACTCAAGTACAGGGCAGTTGAATGAGTCCTGGACAATCATTTACGAAAAAAGTGGTGGAACTGTAATAATACCTTAAAACATGGCGTGTCCAGATAGAAATAACGATCAGAGAATCCTTGCCGAAATAGAGCGCAGGAAGGCAGTCAGGCAGGTTCCTTCAATACCAGAGGAGTCAACCATCATTGAAATCTCAGGGGAGTTGCAGGAAGTGTTGCTGGCTGATATCCCAGAGCAAGACATTTTGAAGATCCAGAAGTCGCCTAATGGATGGCAAGTGTACGTTAAAAACATGAAGTCATGACAAGATCAAGAAAAGGGAGAATCCTTGTTTATACGAACAGCATTGGAGGGAAGCCAATCGATCCTACCAATCTGGCAGACGGAACCGTTATTGTGTATGACCAGACCAATGACGTTTACCACTATGTAGACCTGACAACGGTATTTGCGTTGATCGACCATACCCACAGTCAATACCTTACTGCAATAACTAAAGCGATGGTAGAGGGTGTGTTGACAGGGAATATCACTACCCACGTCCATAATCAGTATTTGACGGCAATCTCTAAAGCAATGGTCGAAGCCGTGCTTACCGGAACCATAACTTCACACAACCATAATGGAACCTATGCACCTGTCGTTCATAACCACGATGCCGATTATTCTCCAATAGGTCACGATCACGCAGGAGTTTATGCACCAGCGACCCACAGCCATACTGAATACCTGACAGGGATCACAAAAGCAATGGTGGAGGCAGTATTGACGGGAACCATAACTTCGCATAACCACTCAGGAGTTTACGCTCTGGTTGCTCACAATCACGATGGAGTCTATGAGCCTGTAATCACAAAGAATACGGCTTTCAATAAGAATTTTGGCACAACAGTAGGAACAGTAGCCGAAGGGAATCATACCCACAGTCAATATCTTCAATCAATCACTAAAGCCATGGTTGAAGCGGTGTTGACAGGCACGATAACAAGCCATAACCACTCAGGGGTTTATTCTCCTGCTACCCATGCTCACGATGATAGATACTATACTGAAACAGAGGTTGACGATCTTCTTGCTGGCAAGTCTGATTCTGGACATAATCATTCAGGGGTATATGAACCTGCCTTCACCAAAAATACAGCGTTCAATAAAAACTTTGGGACGACAGTAGGGACGGTGTGTCAGGGAAATGATGCAAGGCTTTCTGATTCCAGAACACCAACTGCCCACACTCACGATGATAGATATTACACCGAAACAGAAGTTGATACCCTGCTTTCCGGCAAGGCTGCCTCCTCCCATACCCACGATGATAGATATTACACGGAGTCTGAGATAACAACTTTGCTGGCAGGAAAATCCGACTCAGGACACAACCATTCTGGAGTATATGAACCAGCGTTTACTAAGAATACCGCGTTCAATAAAAACTTCGGGACAGCCGTAGGAACAGTATGTCAAGGAAACGATGCAAGGTTGTCAGACTCTCGAACCCCCAAGGCGCATACTCATGACGATCGGTATTACACAGAATCAGAAGTAGACACTCTCCTTGCTGGTAAATCTGCAACTTCGCACAACCACGACACGACATATCTTGGGATATCAGCGAAGGCAGCCGACAGCGACAAACTTGACGGTCTGGACTCGACTGCATTTGCAACTGCAGGACATAATCATTCCGGGGTCTATGAGCCAGCGTTTACGAAAAATAATGCCTTCAATAAGAATTTCGGAAGCGCAGCCGGAACCGTATGTCAAGGAAACGACTCCAGACTTTCCGATGCAAGAATAGCGTCCGACGTTTATGCTTGGGCAAAAGCGTCTACAAAACCGAGTTATTCTTTCAGTGAGATTGGGTCTAAGCCAACGTCTATTGCAGGGTATGGAATAACTGATGCAGCAGTTTCTTTTGGAACCAGAGCGAATACGGCAACAACAACTACCGCATTCATTGATTTGCTGACAAGTTGGGGGATGTTTAATTACGGTCATGCGTTCTGCAAATTTTCATGGAGTTATGCTGGAAATGCTGATTTAACAGATACCGGATACGGCACAATCGAGACCGCAGGTGCAGTTTGCAAAACATGGCAAAACGGTGACGGAACTAAAATGGTTAGGTTGATTTGTCCAAATGCTGGTGCAGGACAATATCAAGAACTAATCTATAATGATCAAGGTGCAGGATATTCGCCTGGCTGGAGGAAGGTTCTTAATGATAAAACTTTTACTGCCGGAACGGGTGCAGGGAATTACTGTGCTGGGAACGACTCAAGACTGAGTGACGCAAGGACGCCCACGGCACACACGCATGACGATCGGTATTATACTGAAACGGAGGTAAACAACCTATTGGCTGGGAAATCTGATACATCACACACGCACTCATATGAACCAGCCTTCTCAAAGAACACAGCGTTTAATAAGAACTTTGGTACTGCCTCCGGTACAGTTTGTCAGGGTAACGACTCACGATTAAGCGATGCGAGGACTCCGACAGCACATACCCACGATGATCGTTACTATACTGAGGCAGAAGTAAACTCTTTGCTTTCTGGAAAATCAGATACCTCGCATTCTCATAGTTATTTGCCGTTGGCTGGTGGAACCCTGACAGGAAAGGTTCAAGTGCCAACGGGAACAAGATCTGCTGGGATGTATGGATCATACAACGCTTCCTTAATAGGACATGTTTGGTCAATGGGTACAGCCTATGCTATTCCAGACAACGGGGCAAATTTCGGAACACTCTACGGTATGGCTTACAAACATACCAACAATGCCACAGGAGGCACAATGGCAGGCGGTCACCAGATTGTATTCTGCAATGCCGGTTCGCCCGGGACGGCAATTGGACTTGCGGGAAATGTTTGGACAAGTGGTGGATTCCTGAAAAATGGATCTTCCGACAGTTATCTATTGCTGGGTGGAGGTGGTCATAAGGCTATAAGTGACTTTGCAACCTCCGGTCATAATCACTCAGGCGTTTATGAACCTGCATTCTCGAAGAACAATGCTTTCAACAAAAACTTTGGAACCGCAGCAGGTACCGTCTGTCAAGGGAACGACAGTCGTTTGAGCAACGAAAGGACTCCTTCAAACGGCTCTGTTACTTATGCGAAAATAGCCACAGATCTTACCAGCAGACAGGCGGTTTCTGCCTCTGACATTAATTGGTCAGCAGGGGGAGTCTATACGAAAACGCTCTCAGCAGCCACAACCTTCACTTTCTCAAACCTGCAATTAAACAAGGTTATCACATTGGTTGCGAGTGGCAACTTCACCATAACCTTGCCAGCATATTGCAAAAGGATATCTGGTGAATACGATGGCTCGACTACGAATTACATCCAATTCCATTGCACCAACAATGCAAGTGGAAGCGAAGAAGTATGGTACACAATCTCAAAACAAGAGTCATGATATTAGGAAAAATTCTCCCTGTCGGTGGTGGTGGATTTAAAAAGCAATCCGGTAAGTTTCAATATGTATTTAGTGATAATTTGTATGGATCAGGATATTATCGGTGTTTAGTTTCAACCGACTATGGTGCAACTTGGAACGTGTCTAACGCTCCTCAACCCACGTTTCCGGCTGTCTGGTCGTCAGATGGATCGTTATTGTTTGCTGGCGCAAGTAGAACATGGATATATGTTTCAACCGATCAGGGAGCCACTTTCACATTGAGGAATCTCAATGTCCTATACACCTCTGGAACCGTTGATAAATTCGATTGCTCCGAAACAGGGCAATATGTAGCCATGGCAACTTCGGCTGGTCAGGTAATCTATTCAACTGACTTTGGTGTCACATGGGCGAGAGTTCTGGCAGCAATAGGGAATAATCTCAAAGAATTAAAAATGACCTCTGATGGTAGTTTCATGTATACCCATGTATATTCGGGATATGCGATGTATTCGACCAATTTTGGTGCAAGTTGGACTGGTGCGCCAACGCATAAGTATGGTGACTACACATTGGGATTTGACCTTGCTGTAAATGGCTCAAACCGTCCATTCACTGCAGTAAATGGTAATTACATTCTTGTTTCTCCTGATTTCTTCACACATCATATAACTATGCAACCAAGTGCATCCGTGTTCAGTGATGTTGCAATGTCTGGGAATGGGCAATTCCAAACGGTAACAAGGGAAAGCCAATCACTAATGAGATCCACAGATTTTGGCGCAACATGGTCAGCCTGTAATTCTCCAATTCGTGTTTGGAGGGGTGTAAGCATGGATGATACCGGACAGTATCAACTTGCCACTTCATCCTATGGCTTTGCAGTCTCAAGCGATTACGGTGCCAATTGGACAGAAAAATGGTCAGGGGCAAGTTTTATGTATCCATCAGTAGCGAGATAATATGAAAGCAAGAATTGAGAACGAACAGGTAAAGATTTACGGAACCTTGCCGAAGGATTTTAAACACTACCTGAACTTTGCACAGGCAGACGAAGCCTTGCTCAAGTCAGAGGGGTTTTATGATGTTGTCACTCCAGATTACGACTCGGAACGCCAAAGGTTAGGGGATATCTTCTTTGACGGAGAAAACGAGATCTTCACCTATCTGGTTATCGACCTTTCTCCCGAGGAGATAGAACAAGAGATAATCAGAGGGATTGAGGCGATGGCAAATTCAGCCGAAAGTAAAGTTGACTTGAGGTTAATTGTAAAGCTCCTGTCCGATAAACTCACCACAGTCACAGACGAAGAGGCTCTTGAGTTTAAATCCCTATACAAGCCATATCGGGTTGGAGTCGAGTTGGAAAAAGGTGTTCGGTTTTACTACCCGATCAATGACAAGTTGTATCAGGTTGTTCAAAAACACACTACGGCTCTTCATTACAAGCCAGACGAAAATATCACTCTATACAAAGAAATATTGCCTCCAGATACCATTGGTGCATGGGTACCGCCTTTGGGTGACGGTTACCAATATCAGATTGGAGATAAGGTGACCCATAACGGAATGACATGGATTAGCACGGCTGAGAATAATGTCTGGGAGCCTGGAGTCTATGGATGGGACGAATTATAGCATTTGAGAACCATAAACTAATGCCTAATGGACGCTATTTTGAATGTATGGGCTGAATTACATATCTGGATTATAACCGGATTGATTGCAATAATAGGGTATTTCCTGAAGAATTGGGAAAAGGAAAGAAAGGAGAAGGAAAAGGAGATTCTCCAAAAACAGTCTGTCATGTTTGATTTGATAAATCAAAACAAGGCAGAACTTACAGAAAGGACTGATTCTATGTTTACAAAATCCATTGAGAAGTTCACCGAGGTTGCCGATAGGCTCGATAAAACAATCACTAATCTCGAAAAAATAGTTGGGATCATGGAGCAGAAGAATATTGACTTTGCTCGCAGGATCGAGGAAAAGGAGAAGAAATTGGACAAGCACGAAAAGACCATAAACGCCCATAGTGTCCGGCTTGAACGAATTGAAACAGGATGCCGTCTCAACCATGGACTGAAATGAAATGATCAAGATGAAGTGGTTCCATAAACCATAAATGGACTATTCAATTAATAGACTGTATATGTATGAAAAAGAGAGGATTGACGGAATATTTGATTCCGGTGGTTGCATTTGCTATTTGGCTTCTTTTTGAATTGGGAGGCCGTGTATTTGGATGGGAGACATATCCCGTAGGTTATTGGCAGAAGATTGCCTTTGGTGTATTCGGGATGAGTATTATTTCAGGAGTAACATGGATATGGCTGTCCGTGACAATGCCAAGCCTATCCAATCTAATTGATCCTGATAGTTCAAACTTCCAATCTTTAACAGCATGGGAAAGAGTAAAATTAGCGGCATTGTTCTTTTGCTTCTATGGCTTTGGAACAGTTCTGTTAGCCAGCCTGTACTAAGCGATTGCCCTGTCCTTACAGATGTAAGGGCAGAGTTGGTCAGGGTTGCCGAGAGCCAAATCGGGGTCAGGGAAAAGACAGGAAAAAATGACGGCACGGAGGTAGAAAAATATCTCCGTGTTGTCAATCTGGACAAGGGTTACGCATGGTGCGCTGCCTTAATGGCATGGACTCACGAAGAAGTCGGTGTTCCTAATCCAAAAAGCGCTTGGAGTCCGTCATGGGTGAACAAGAATGTTGTTCACCGCAAGAATGAAAAACGGATAACTCCATTCAAGAGCCAGAAAGGGCAGGTGTTCGGTCTTTACTATGAAAGCCTAAAAAGAGTTGGTCATGTAGGAATGATTACAGGAGAGAATAAACTTCATTTCATTACTGTCGAGGGCAACACTTCAGGTCACGGAGTTCGGGAAGGGGACGGTGTTTATGGGAAGATCCGCAAGAAAGAGTTGGTACACGTAGTTTCAGACCATGTTGGGAAATACATTGAGGAGGAGGGGAGACAATGAGGATCGCTGAAATAACCATGTTCATTCTTGTAATTCTCCTCACTATTTCAGTAGGATTTAATGTTTTTCAATACACCGGAAGAAAGGCCGAGCCGGAACTTGAAATTGTCCAGGTATCAGATACCCTAATCCGGATTGATACTATTTTCAAGGAACTTACACAGAGAGTTGTAATCGAAAAGCCTATTCCGGTGTATGTTGATACGACAAATAACCTGAGAACCTACCGAGATACCATCTATCTTCCATATGGAACCTTAAGAAGGGAGGAGGTTGTATTTGGGGAGTTACTTAAAAGAGATCTGCATTTTGATTTTAAGATTCCAGAGATTTACAAGACTTTAGAGGTAACAAATACTGTGACTAAGGCCGTCCGCAACAGAATGCTATTCGCCACAATTGGTTTAAGGACAGACTTTAATCATAATTCAACTCCGGTTTTTGGAATGGCTTACATTTCCTCCGGACATCGGTATGTTTTCGGAGTGGATTATGGATTAGACCGCCAGATTTTGGCAAAGGTGGGTTTTGCTATAATGAAGTAGCTATTTGTTTATACTTTTTGATAAATTAATATGCCTGAAATGATTTTTTGTTTCAGGCATTTTTTATTTTTGAAGTTGTTGCAAACATAAACTAAATGTGATTAAACCATCAAACAAGTATCCATTTAATTATTTAAGCTACTGGGCTGTAGATATTGATGTTTTCTCATTTTTAGGAATCTAAGTTTTAACATCAAAATAATTATACGAATAGTTTAAAAAGGAGGTAAATATGGAAGGCATGAGCTTATTCCCAATTGGTTTCTTGAGATTGTTTTTTGTTTCTTTGATTATTTCAATAATCCTCTTTTTATTGTTTAGGGAGGTTTTTTGTTGGTATTGGAAGATTAACAAGCGAATTTCAATCGCAGAAAAGCAGATTTTATTGCTCGAGAATATACTCGCACATTTAAAAAGCATTTCACCAAATCCAAATCCTAACCATATTGATAGGGAAGCATCTGTGTCAATCTTAATAGACGATAAGCTGATTGATTTTAATCGAGATATATACGAAAGTCTTTCAAGTATGGAACAGAAGGAGGCAGATAAGTTCTTTAAACTTAAATTGAGACTTGGTGAGAAAATAGCAATTAACAAAACAACCAGAGAAATAAAAAAATTTTCAATTCAGGAGTGGATGGATCTTTGCGCAAAAGTTGAAGATAGTAATTGGCAAATTATTTGGGAACGTAAATTAAACTGATTTTCATTATCTATAAAAGGCATAAGGACAGATTCTTGGAATAATTTGCTGAGTTAAGGAAAGAATTTACAGTGCCACAGACCTAATGTGTTTTCGGTATTGATCATTGATTAGGTCGCCAAAATTCAGCGAAGGTGGGTTTTGCTATAATGAAGTAGTTATTTGTTTATACTTTTTGATAAATTAATATGCCTGAAATGAATTTTTGTTTCAGGCATTTTTTATATTTGAAATTGTTAAATACTTAAACCATAAAAATTTAATCAAATTAAACCATAAATTTTCGAAAAAAGATTTCACGCTTTGAATCTACAAATACTCGCTCAATTTTAAAAATAATTGAGCGAGATGTTAGTGATCATTTGATTTTCAATACCATCCTAATTTTTTTGATTTGGTAAATCTATTGTTTAGTCGGGATCATATTTAGACAAATATGAAGCATAATGAGAATTCAGAAAAAAATATATTTATTATGAAGAATACGTTACATGCAATGTATCTTAAAATAGATACTGCTTCTAAGTCTTTAGCCAAGAATGCTTTATCTCAACTGATCTTAAAAATTCTTTTTCACTATGATAAAGAGTTATCAAGAGATGAAATTAAAAACGAAGTCAATAGTATACTTAATGCGAATCTTAAAAGGGACAGAATCGATGATGCATTGATTCTACTGGTGGAAGAGGATAAGGTAAAATTTGAAAATGAGAGGTATTATTTGACCACAACTCGAAAAGGGAAGATAGATGTTGCTTATAAGGAGTATAACAACAGAATAATGCGAATAATTGAAAAGTTTTTCACTCCAGTTAAATCAGAGAAAACTGCGGTTAGAAATTGGTTTGAGACTGTTACAATTCAATTTTTCACGGAGTATAAATCTGAATGGATTGCAGAGAAGGCTTATAAAACAAAAAAGGAGAATAGTTACGAAGGACTTTCTAGAATTATTGACACAGTCACAAGAAAGGATAGAAATATTAAGGATGAAGATAAAGATTGGTTAAGGAAACGATATTTTAAATTTTTTGAAAGTTCAGATGATGATGTTGTTTCAATTTTTTGGGACTTTGGAACTTGTGCTTTTTCTTCAACGCTAATAACAGCAAATACTTCAGCTGATAAATTATCCTTAGATTCATTTAAAAATTCGGTATTCATATTAGATACAAACATTCTAATGTATCTGCACCTTGAGGAAGGTCTATTTTATAAATCTTATGAATCTCTTGAAAAAATATTTACCTTTTTGAATATTACTCCTGCTGTATTTAAAATAACAAGAGATGAGTATGTTAGAACAATTGGAAATAAAAGAGATGATATTTTAAGAATAATCCAAAAATATGATGAAGAAGTTATAGACAAATTAGAGGATGCTTTTGTTAAAACCGCTAGAGCAAGACAATGCGTGAATCCTGAAGATTATGAGGTTTTTTTCGATGATCTTATGGATGTACCCAGTGTTTTTGTAAATAGTGTCCAGATAAAAATGATTGACGACATCGAACTTGACTCAGTTATCGAGAATGGGCAAGAGGATGAAGTACTTATCCAAAAACTTAATGAGATTTTTAAGAATAGGTATAAAATTAAAAAGAATGGATCAAATGGTAATACACAAGCCACAATAATAAAAGATAAACGAAAAAGACCACTGATGCATGACGCTGGTTTAATTGCTGGTGCTGAATATTTGAGAGAGATTCAGAATTGTTATATTCTCTCAAGAGATATTACAGTAAAGCAATATGGCATTGAAAATGTTTTGAGAGATGAACCGGCTATTTCAATAGGTTTGGATTCATTGATTAGTATGCTTGCCCTTGATAATGGGGGAATTGATATAGATCCAACTAACTTCAAACCACTTTTCGCTAATATTATTAAACTTGCACTTATTCCAGAAAGAGAAACATTTCAATTAGGAGACCTTGCAAGAATGTTAGATGTTGAAGAACAAATTTCTCAACTTCCTAGTGAAGAAATTATTGAAATTGCAAAAGGTGTTAATAGAAGTAAATTCTTAGGTGTTGATGATGAGAAGATTACTCTTGAATTAACTCGGAGTTTCCAAAATCATAAATTAAAATTAAAAAATGATTTAGATGTTTCCAAGAAAGAAACATTGATTGAGCGAGAAGAGAAGAATCGAATTATGGTGCAATCACTAAAAAATGAAGAAGCACTTAGAAAGACTTTTCGCGAACAACTAATGAAGAGTTATAAAAACAGACTTTTGAAAAATCGGATTCTATTTTTTCTCATCTATCCATTGCTAAGCACTTTTGTTACTCTTCTTATTATTTATATTCCTGATGCGAAAATTAATGGAAAACTTGTTCCCATTATTCTGGGAGTTTTGGGAAATATTCTAGCCTGGGCTCTAGGAAATTTTTTCTATGTCATGCCTAAAGTAATAAAGACTTATGAATCAAGTGTATTGCAAATCGAAAAGGAAGTAGATAAAAAAATGAATGAAATTTAGATTCCATTTTCTTTTTTCTTTGGGGACATCAATCAAAATAATTGAATATTTCAAAGAGAAAGAGAAAATATTTTTTGTTCTTAAAGTCATCATATTTGAGATTTAAAGTTTGAAATATTATAATAATGAGTTTTAAGCAAATATTAGACGATTATAGAAAGAATGCCTTTTCCGAACATGATAAAGGGGCACGCTTTGAAAGATTGATGCAGAGATACCTTCTGACCGATCCAAAATATGCATATATGTTTTCCAATGTCTGGCTATGGAATGAGTTTCCAGGGAAGTCGGATCTTGGAGGTTCAGATACCGGTATCGATCTGGTTGCAAAAACTCATGAAGGCGATTATTGGGCAATTCAATGTAAATTCTACAAGGAAGGTACAATCATTGACAAACCAGCAGTAGATAGTTTTCTTTCTACATCAAGCAGGGAGTTCTTAAATGAGAATATGCAGACCACGAGGTTTGCTCAAAGACTATGGATTGACACTACAGGTCGAAAATGGGGTGTTAATGCAGAAGAAGCAATAAGGAATCAAGTACCTCCTGTTGCCAGACTTAACTTATTCGAACTTCGTGAAGCTCCTGTTGATTGGGAGAAACTTGAGCGGGGGATTCATGGCGAGCAATCAAGGACAGCCAAAAAGACTTTACGGGATCATCAGAAAAAGGCTCTTGAAATGGCACATGAGCATTTCAAAGCAAATGATCGAGGTAAGTTAATTATGGCTTGTGGAACAGGGAAAACATTCAATGCACTAAGGATTGCAGAACATGAAACAAATGGTCAAGGCCTGATATTATTTCTTGTTCCCAGCATAGCACTTTTAGGACAAACATTGAGGGCTTGGAGCGCTGATGCCAATGAACCGATTAATGCAATTTGTATTTGTTCTGATCCGGAAATTTCAAGAAAAAAGACAAAGTCCGATGATGCTGATACATTTAGTGTTGTAGACCTGGCTATGCCCGCTTCAACTGACAGTACCTTCATTCTTAGACAGTTTAATACTCTTAAGAAGAACGGGCATAATGGAATGACGGTTGTGTTTTCAACCTATCAATCAATCGAGGTAATATCTCAAACCCAGAAAAAACTGCTTGATGCAGGATTTAATGAGTTTGATATGATAATTTGCGATGAAGCACATCGTACAACAGGAATCACACTTGCGAATGAAGATGAATCAGCATTCACAAAAGTCCATGACAACTCATTCATAAAAGCCAACAAGCGGTTATACATGACTGCTACTCCCAGACTTTACAGTGACGATTCCAAAAGTAAGGCGGCACAGGCTGATGCAGTTTTGTGTTCAATGGATGATATCAATATTTATGGAGAGGAGTTTTATCGAATTGGATTTGGCGAAGCCGTCGAGAGAGATTTGTTGACAGATTACAAAGTAATAATTCTCACCCTAAGCGACAAAGATGTCCCTCCTGCAGTTCAACGTATGATTTCTGATAATGAAACCGAGATACCTGCTGATGATCTTTCAAAGTTAATCGGTTGCATTAATGCACTTTCGAAACAGTTTATTGGAGATGATGGGAATACAATACAGGCAGACCCGCTTCCAATGAAAAGTGCCGTTGCATTTTGCTCCAATATTGCTGCCTCAAAGTCAATAAGTTCGACATTAAATAGAGCAACAGAAGTATATCTTAGTTCATTGCCTGAGGATAGGAAAGAACAAATGGTGTCAGTTTCCTCCCAACATATCGATGGAACAATGTCTGCTCCTGAACGTGACAGAATGCTTAGTTGGTTAAGGGAATCAGGAGATGGAAATGAATGTAAAATTTTGACCAATGTAAGAGTATTAAGCGAAGGGATTGATGTTCCTTCATTAGATGCTGTTATGTTCTTATCAGCAAGAAATTCACAGGTTGATGTCGTTCAGTCTGTAGGTCGTGTCATGCGAAAATCTGATGGGAAGAAATACGGCTATATAATTATTCCAGTTATTGTTCCTGCAGATGTTGAAGGTGAAAAAGCGTTAGATGACAATGAACGTTATAAAGTTGTCTGGACTGTATTGAACGCACTTAGGGCTCATGATGATAGGTTTAATGCAACAGTAAATAAGATTGAACTTAACAAGCGTCGACCACATAAAATTCTGGTCGTTGGAACAAAGGATTCTTTCGATGGGGATGGTAAACCAACCACGAAGGATCCAAATTCAACAAAACAAATTGATGCCCAGCTTACATTGCAATTTGAACAACTTCAGAATGTTGTTTTTGCAAAAATGGTTCAGAAAGTTGGTGACAGAAGATATTGGGAACAATGGGCGAAGGATGTAGCTATAATCGCTTCTAGACAAATTGAAAGGATAAAATTTCTTGTCTCTGAGAGAAAAACAGAACGAGAAGCGTTCAACAAGTTTCTATCAGGGCTACAACTAAATATAAATCCAAGTATTGGCGAAGATCAAGCTATAGAAATGCTTGCTCAGCACATTATCACAAAGCCAATCTTCGAAGCACTTTTTGAGGATTATTCTTTTGCAAAGAACAATGCTGTTTCTGCCTCAATGCAACATATGCTGGAAGTATTGCATGGTGAAATTGTGACTGAGGATTCTGAAACCTTGCAGAAGTTCTATGATTCTGTTAGGAAAAGGGCTGAGGGCATTGATAATGCTGACGGAAAGCAAAGAATAATTATCGAATTATACGATAAATTCTTTAAGGCTGCCTTTCCTAAAATGGTTGAGCAGTTAGGCATTGTTTATACTCCAATTGAGGTTGTTGACTTCATAATCTATTCAATAAATGACATCCTGAAACAAGAATTTGGTCTAAGCATAACGGATGAGTTGGTTCATCTGCTTGATCCATTTACAGGCACAGGTACTTTCATAACTCGGCTAATACAAAGTGGCCTTATTGAGCTGAAAGATCTTGAAAGGAAATATAAGTATGAGCTCCACGCAAACGAGATTGTGCTTCTTGCGTATTATATCGCAGCTGTAAATATTGAAAATGCTTATCACGATGCTACACCTGATCCAACCGACGGGAAAGGTGACAATTATACTCCTTTTGATGGGATAGTTCTTACTGACACTTTCCAAATGGGTGAGACCGATGAAAGCCAAAAGCTGTTTTCAGAAATGTTCCCCAAAAACTCAGAAAGAGTTGATAATCAACGCAGGGCTCCTGTTCGGGTAATATTTGGTAATCCTCCGTATTCAGTTGGTCAAAAGTCTGCAAATGATAATGCCCAAAACCAAAAATATGAGAAATTGGATTCGCGTATTTCCCAAACTTATGCAAAATTAACCGATGCAACAAACAAAAATGCTCTTTATGACTCCTATATTAAAGCATTTCGTTGGAGTACTGATAGACTAAATTCCGAAAATGGTGGAATCATTGCTTTTGTGAGTAATGGAGGTTGGATAGATGGTAATAGTACAGAAGGATTTAGAATGTCACTTGAAAAAGAGTTTTCAAGCATATGGATTTTTAATACAAGAGGAAATGCTCGAACACAGGGTGAGTTAAGACGTAAGGAAGCAGGAAATATTTTTGGAGGGGGATCAAGAACACCAATAACTATAACGATCTTAGTTAAGAACCCAAAGGCAATCAACGAAAAGGCAATAATTCGATATTATGATATCGGTGATTATTTGAGTCGAGAGGAGAAATTGAAAGCTATTAAGAAATTGAGTTCAGTTAGGAATATTGAATGGACTCATCTTCTTCCAAATGAGCATGGAGATTGGATTAGTCAGAGGAATGATATTTTCGAAACCTTTATTCCTTTTGATGAAAAAGGAAATAATAACTCTATATGGAACAATGGCATATATTGTCGAGGACTCGAAACGTCGCGAGACTCATGGTTGTATAATTCGAACATTCATGTTTTAGAAGATAATTTAGAAAACTCCATAAAATTCTTCAATGAAGAATTAGAGAAGTTTAAAGAAGCTAAATTGAAATCTACTAAGACTATTGAAGCAAAGGACATTATAACTTTTGATAGTTTAAGAATTAGCTGGTCTAGAGCATTTATAAATGATATAATAAACGAAAGGAGGAAATCATACAATTCGAAATTAATCGTAGATGCACTATATCGACCATTTTTTAAACAACATCTATATTTTAGCAGAGAGCAAAACAATGTAGTTTCAAGGATGGATTCATTCTTCCCAAATCAATCACTGGAAAATCTTGTAATATGTGTTTCTGCCAATTACAAGGATGGTACTGTGCTAGTTGCCAATATAATACCAGACCTTCATTTCAATGGAGACACTCAAGTTTTTCCTCTCTATTTTTACGAAGAGCGGGCAAAAAGTAGTCCCACCCTTTTTGATAATCCAAGTGAACATGAATATATTCGAAGAGATGGTATTTCAGATTTTATTCTGCAAAGAGCTCAAAAGCAGTATGGCAAAAACGTAACCAAGGAGGACATTTTTTACTATGTGTACGGATTTCTCCACAGCCATGAATATCGGACTACATTTGCCAACGATTTGAAGAAGATGCTTCCTCGTATACCGCTTGTGGATGATGTACGTGATTTTTGGAAGTTTAGTAAAGCTGGACGGCAGTTGGCAGAATTACATTTAGGATATGAAAAAGTACCTGCCTACAGTGAGGTCCAGGTTACTGGAATTGAGAGTGGTTTCTTCACCATTGAGAAAATGCGCTTTCCAAAGAAAGACCAAAAGGATACGATAGTGTATAATAGCCGAATTACCATATCCAATATACCAGAAAAGGCATACGAATATGTTGTAAACGGAAAAAGTGCAATCGAATGGATAATGGAGCGCTACCGAGTAACTGTTGACAAGGTAAGTGGAATCAAAAATGATCCGAATGATTGGGCGAATGAAGTTGGTAATCCAAGGTATATTCTTAATCTACTTCTAAGCATTATCAACGTAAGTGTTCAGACAGTTGATATTGTCGAATCCTTGCCTAAATTGAAATTTGATTAATTATTATTGACAAAATATTTGCGAAATGAATAGCGTAGATGCATTAGGTTCAGCGATAATTGGAATTGCGATTCTTATAGGGTTGTTTTTCTTATTTAGGAATATCGTCCTTTGGTATTTTAAGATCGATCAAATTGTGAAAAATCAAGAAAAGCAAATAAGTCAGATGGGAAAACAACTCGATTGTTTAGAGGAGATTTGTGGCAATCTGGTATTTTCTTCGAAAAAGGAAACCAATAAAGAGAATAAGCCAACGAATCAGAGTTTTTGGGAGGAATGATTTTGAGAAAGAAACGTAATCAGTTTCCCATATTCAAAACCGAGCAAACCTCCCAAAAGTTTTACGAAATCTTTTACGAAAAAAAAGGGAGCAATTTGCTCCCTTTCTAATCGACTGATTATCAGTCGGGGCGACTGGATTTGAACCAGCGACCCCACGCCCCCCAGACGTGTGCGCTACCAGGCTGCGCTACGCCCCGAATCGGTATTTTCTGGTATTTCGCCACCGGAATTTCTCCCGGCTTTGGTGGTGCAAAAGTAGCATTTGAAATGATTCTTCCAAAATATTTTTTCACCAACTTTTGCCCTGCGCGCTTCCATTGGTTTATTCTATTGAATGTTAGATATTATTGAATTTCTTTCATGCGTATAATCCATGCAGGTTTTGTAAATTTGTGGCCAGAATTAAAATCCAAAAAGATATGTTTAAGTCATTACAAATTGAAGATAAACCAAGCACCGAGCCTGTGTCTGCCGATGCCGAAAGGGTGAAGTGCCTGATCATCGGGTCGGGGCCTGCCGGTTATACCGCCGCAATCTATGCTGCCCGTGCCAACCTGAGCCCCGTGATGTACGAGGGTCTGCAGCCTGGCGGCCAGCTGACCACCACTACCGAGGTCGAAAACTACCCGGGTTATCCCGAGGGCGTGACCGGTCCGGTGATGATGGAAGATTTCAAAAAACAGGCCGAGCGCTTCGGGACGGATGTCCGCTGGGGATTGGCTACCAAGGTCGACTTCTCGGGCGACATCAAGAAGGTGTGGATCGACGATTCCAAGCTGATCGAGGCTGAGTCGGTGATCATTGCAACCGGTGCCACCGCCAAATACCTGGGCCTCGAGGATGAGGCAAAATATGCCGGTGGCGGGGTTTCGGCCTGCGCTACCTGCGANGGTTTCTTCTACCGTGGCAAGGATGTGGCCGTGGTGGGTGGTGGCGATACCGCTGCCGAAGAGGCCATGTATCTCGCAGGTCTCTGCNACAAGGTGTACCTGATCGTGCGCCGCGATGAGCTGCGTGCCTCGAAGGTGATGGCCGACCGCGTCATGAAAACCCCGAACATTGAGGTNCTCTGGAAACACCAGACCAAAGGCTTGTTCGGTGACGGTGTGGTGCAGGGTGCCACCCTNGTGAAGAACCAGGGCGAAGCCAATGAGGAGGAAGTCAANATCAAGATCGACGGTTTCTTNCTGGCCATCGGACACAAACCGAATTCCGAGATCTTTGCCGATTTCCTTGATCTCGATAACGTGGGNTANATCAAAACGGTGCCGGGTACTTCCAAGACCAAGGTTCCCGGGGTGTTTGCNTGCGGCGACGTCCAGGACCCGATTTACCGACAGGCGGTGACTGCCGCCGGTTCGGGCTGCATGGCCGCGATTGATACCGAGCGCTATCTTTCAGAAAAACATAATTAAAAAAGGCCCACAAGGGCCTTTTTTGTATCTTTTTTAAAATGGGCTCGAAGAGCCCATTTTAATTATAGTTTGTCCACTTCGACCTTGGCCATCTCGTCGGTGTTGTAAACACCGTCTTCGAGCTTCTTCTTGATTTCCTTGAAGGCATCGATGGTGTACTTCACATCCTCGAGGGTGTGGTCGGCAGTCGGGATGATGCGGATGATCATTTCTCCCTTGGGGATGACCGGATAGATCACGATAGAGCAGAAGATGTTGTAATTCTCCCTCAGGTCGCGGATCAGGTTGGTTCCATCGGCGGGGCCACCTTTCAGGTAAACCGGGGTTACCGGTGAGTTGGTACGTCCGAGATCGAAACCGGCCTCTTTCAGTCCGTTCTGCAAGGCATGCACAACATTCCACAGGTTTGAACGAAGTTCGGGCTGGGTCTTGATCAGCTCAAGGCGTTTCAGTCCGCCGATCACCATGGGCATCGGCAGCGACTTTGCGAATATCTGCGAACGCATGTTGTAACGCAGGATGTTTACGATGTGGTTCGGTCCGGCGACAAACGCACCGATTCCGGCCATCGACTTGGCAAAGGTTCCAAAGAGCAGGTCGACCTGTTCGGTAACCCCGAAATGTTCGGGAACACCGGCGCCGGTGGCACCCATGGTTCCAAAACCGTGGGCATCGTCGACCAGCAGGCGGAAGCTGTATTCTTTTTTGAGTGCGGCGATTTC